CACTATTGGAACCGGTGGAAAGCCGACCGCATAGCGTCGCAGTCAGTCGCTAACATTGTCGTCGATTGGGTATGGGCTTCCGGCAAGCACGGAATAACGAAGGTTCAGGCCCTTCTCGGCGTGAAGGTGGACGGCATTGTAGGCGAAAAGACCTTAGCCGCCCTTAACGCGCAGAACCCCCGCGCCCTGTTCGACAGGATAAAAGCCGCCCGCGTCGCCTTCATTGAAGGAATCGTAGCCGCCAACCCTTCGCAAAAGCGATTTAGGAACGGATGGCTTAAGCGTCTTAACCGTATTAAGTACGGAAGCCTTACCCACAACACCAACCCCGAAAAAACTATAACCTTCCCCGACGTATGAACCGAGTAGCCCAAATTCTTATAGTCGTGCTTGCGCTTTTCGCGTCCGCCTGTACAACGAGCCGGAAGGCGACGGCGACCAACACCCAGGCCGAAGCGCAGCTTACGGCGACGACCGAGAAACAGCACCACGCCGGATCCACAGAGAAGGCGGGGATAATTACCAACGTAACGACCGACGAACGCCGGAACGTGGTAGTAGATTTTACAACGGTGGAATTTTACCCCGGCGGCGTTCCTTCATTCCCTAACGACAGCACGGCCCCGGATTGGCTTAACACAGTAATAGCCGCTACTGCTTCCGAGGGCGACGAGAAGGCGAAGCCTCCCAACGTAAAAAGCATCACGAAAGGCCGGGCAGTTCTGAATGGGGAGAAAAACGAGCAAAGCCGGACGGAAGCCCATGCCGACCGAAGCACTACCGAGGATGACGCGGTAAAGCAAGACGTTCAAGCCGACACAAAGGAGGCCACGGACACCAAGACCGAGGAAAAGCCGAAGTCCACTATTTGGGATTGGCTATATTTGGCAGTCGTCGGCGGGTTCAGCGTCTACGCGATAATCATCGGCTTGAAGGTAGCCATAAAGATGCACCGAGCCGCCAAAGGTAAATAAACGAATAGGGCCGGGAGCCGGGCGGGGCTTCCGGCTTTATATTGGCCCCGGATAAAAGAAAAGTACCCTCAAAAGTCCGTTTTTGGGTACTTTTTCGGGTACTTATTCGCTAAAACATTGATTTTCAATGTTAGAAGCGGAGAGAGAGGGAGCGCGAACTTTGAAACGCCCCGATTTCATAGAATTTCAAGGGGCAAAGATTCAACGCTGACCGCTGAATTTGTGACATTATAGGATGTCGGACAATATCAAGCTGCGTTTCAAAAATCGTGGTCAAATTCGTGGTCGTGGTCATTTCCTGAAAAATCGTGGTCATGGTCACAAAGAATCAAATTTTGACATCGAAATCTTTTTCAGTTCATCGACAATGGCAATGTAAGGTTTCATCGCTTCAAAGCGTGAATGCCCCGTCCATCGCATTATGACTTCGGCGGGAATGCCAAGTTGTAAGGCGGTGACAACGAATGTGCGCCGGGCAACGTGCGTTGTCAATAGTTGCCATTTAGGAAGCACTTCTTCATGTCGTTGGTTGCCGTTGAAATAGACAATGCGTGTCGGTTCTTCTATCCCGCAAAGTTTTCCCAAGTCTTTCAAGTGTGCATTCATCTTTTCATTGCTGATAACGGGCAAAGCCTTGTCACCCGGAAAGCGTGTGTCGGCGTACTTGTCAAGGATGGCGCGTGAATGCTTGTTCAACTCGATTTTCAGGGCATCAACGGTTTTCTTTGTCACGACATCAATGTGATTGTCTTTGATGTCGGAGCGTTTCAACTTTGCCGCGTCCGAATATCGCAAGCCCGTGAAACAACAAAATAAGAACACATCCCGGACACGTTCAAGTGCAGCTTGTGACGGCGTGAATGTTTGTTCTTGCAATGCCCGGACTTCATCTTGGGTCAAATATATTATTTCCTTTGAATCGCTTGATGTGCCTTTCAACTTGGGCTTGAATGTTTCATGCAAATGCCCGTCGTAATATCCTGATGTGTATGCCCACCGCAAAAACCACCGCAAGAACGAAAGGTGCTTTGCAATGGTCGTGTTTCGCATTTCATGTTCGGTCAGGTGTGCAACATATTCTTGCAACTTCGATTCTGATAATGTGAAGAAAGACAACAGCGGGTCGAACACTTGCAAGTGTCTTTTCAGGGCGGCGAACTTTTCAAAGGTTGAATCCGTCCATTGATTCTTTTCGCCCATTGTTTTTGTGAACAAGTCAAATGCCGGGAAAAACTCGATGCCGTCGTTGTCACCAATATTGCGTTTTGTTTCGGTTTGTCGCCCGACTAAATCATTGAACAAGTCTTTGACTTCACCCCGCGCCGGAACACGCTTTTCAATCAGTTCATAACGGGATATTACTTCACTTATAACCGCCCGCCATTCGTTGATTGTGCGGTTTATCTTTGCAGCATCCGGCGCGGACTCCTTTGCAAGTTGGTTTTCAACATCCCAATCATCAATATCAATAACAAACCCGGTTGCAAAATCCACCGGGGCTTCACCGCGCAAAGTAAAGCGCATCCGAATCGACACGCCCTTTTCTTGATGATTCCGTCTTTTATAAGGAAAGAACTTGACCGACCAATTTATTTTCATTTTGCGTCCGTTTTAAGCATTTTTCCCCGACCAAGCAACAACCATTCAGCCGACACGCCAAAGTCCGTACAGATGCCCGCCAATGCGTCCACGTCGATACATTTGTAAGTCATTTCCTCGACGGGTTTGTTGATAGTCATTTTCAAAGATGCGTATTTGGGGCGATTAAGGTTGTGAGCCTCGCAAAATCCTTTGACACCATCAACCTTGCCCAACTCGATTGCAAGGTTGAGAGCCTGAAAAAACCGCCGCGTTATTTCAATCGCTTGTGGGTTGATGGTCTTTTTCATTGAATAATACTTTTGCTTTGCATTTGCATTGGTGGTGCATTGCAAAAACTTGTTTTTGCCTTTACTCTATATCTTGTAGATATAGAATTTATATATTTCTTTTCTTTTATTTTGGATTCACTTTGCATTGCTAAAGCATTGCATTTGCATTGGTTATTGTTCCACCCTTTTGAATGATACATCATCCATGATGAAATTGCCCAACATTATCAAGGGGATGCCGCTTTCAGTTGATACTGTCGTGATGTTTTGTGCCAATTTGTGATTGGGCAAGTAAAACACGTTTTCATGGGTGTTGCCGGGGAAGAACTTGAACGTGCCGTCAACGATGTATTCTTCACCGTCAATCAGGGCGGCGGCATCTTCTTTGTCAATCGCGGTCATTATCGAAAAGGCAATGTTTCGGTCGATGGTTGGGTCGGGTTTGTAAACAAATTGCACCAATACACGGTCGGCGTTTTTGTCTAAATTACTTTCAACAGTATCAAAAACGCGATGTGGGAAAAACTCACTGTGATAAAATGTGACCGGGCATTCTGACAAGAATGGCAACTTGCCGCCTTGATACTTGCTTAAACGAGCTTTAATTGTATCTGCAAGTTGTGTTCGCGTGACATCGTTGTTTAGGGCATTGGGAAATTCCGTAAACAATGAATCAACAAATCGGTCAAGAAATGATAATGTCTCAACCTCGATTGGCTGTGATTGCTTTTCGTTGTTGGTGTTAGAACATCCGGCAAGTGCCAAGATGGCACACGCGCCTATTATTGATACTATTTTGCGCATGACATCTTGATTTCGTAGTCGGCAACCATCTTGTCGAATTGTGCCTTGTTCACCATCGTTGTTTCTTCACCTTTCAGTGATGCCAATTCAAGTGCATCAAAGATTTCTTCGGGCATCACGGAATAATAAGCCGGAACACCATAATATTTGTTGACTTCGATTTCTATCATCTTACTTGGTATTTGTTAAGTTCTCAATTATTGCAAGAAGCCGTGAATTTTGTGACACGACTTCGGCGTGTGTCTTTTTTAGGTCGGCAAGTTCTTTGCGGATGTCGTCAAGGTCACATTTGACCTTTTTAATGACCGTGACTTCTTCAACTTGTTCATCCTCGACTTCTTCTTTGACTTTTTCAACAATCTTATCACCGTTGACGGCATCACCGCCCCCGGTGACGTGTTGCCCGCCATAAATGATATGAGGTTTCGCCGTTAGTGATTGCAATATTGGGTGTTTTGACTTTGGAATCTTGCCGCCGGACTCCCAATTTTGAACGGTATTGACCGATACACCGACCAATTCCGCAAATTCTTTTTGGGTAACACCCAATTTTGCACGCAAACTTTTGATGTCTAAATTATTCATTTTTAGATATGTAACACTTTTTAACTATCCGCTAATACAAAATATTGGGTGAAAACTATTGACAAACACCAAATATTGTGTATCTTTGCAAACGTAAACGGAACACGTTGCAAAGTTAAAGCGAAAATGAACGCTAACAAATGGCAAAGATACGTCATTTTTCGCAAAGCATCGCAACCGAAGCCACAAAATTGAGTAATTGACACTAAAAATTTCGCATCAATGAGAATCACAATCGTAAAAAAAAACGACTTTAAGACCGTTGGACTTCACGTTGAAACAACCAATCCGGGCGCATTTGTGCCGGAACGGGTTTTCACTTTCGGCATTTCCGCAACTTCATACAATTTCACAAAGGTTGTTGAGGGCGATTATTTTGAAAAAGAAGTGTTCGCCCTTATTAAAGCCGACATCAACTTGCAGAATGCAAAAGATGTGATGAGCGTTGTTGCCGACGCTATAAGCAAAGCCGGAATCAATGTTGAGCAAACCGAAGATGGCGGCATTACTCTTGGCAAAGATGAATATTACAAAAGTATCATTGACCGTGCCGAAAAGAATCTTTGGCGTAAGATGGAAGCCCTTGAACAAGCCATCATCACCAAGCAACAACCGAAGTAATAACCGCCGGGGCGGTGTCCGTACCGCCCCGCATAAATCCAATAATATGAGCAAGGAATTATTTTCATTCCAAAAAGGATGGTCGCAAGTAAAGATTGGCGACGTTGCCGAATGCCGCGAAAAGCTGATGGGCGCAATGAACATCACAACCCGCGCTGCATGGGGCAAAAGATTGAAAGGTGAAGTTGAACCCCGAATTTCGGAAGTCAAGGCGATTGAAAGCATCTTTTCCGAATACGGCATTGAAGATGTTTGGGGGATAGACTGATGGAAGATGCAAACCTTACCAAACGCGAATCCGAAATTGCGGAATTGTTCGCATGGGGCGCAAGCAAGAAAGATGTTGCAAATCGCCTGAACATTTCGGAAAGAACCGTTGAAAATCACGCCCGGAACATATATGCCAAAATCGGGATTCAAAAAGTGAATGAACTTTGCGCGTGGTGGTTTTGCACAACCTTTCACATATCTTTCGACCTTTCACCCCTGAAACGGAACATGATTGCATGGTGTTTTCTGATGATGCTTACCCCGCAAGTGTTTGCATTGGACAATCACCAATATTGCCGTGCATCGGTTCGCACCACACGCACAATCCGCGCCCGTCGGTCGCGTCAAGAATCCGACCTTGATTTAACGAACTTCTTAAATTAGAAAACATGAAAAAAATAAAATACATCTTGAAAGAATTGTCCGGCGGTCAGGAATTGACAATGAAGCAACGCGGGATTTTCATGTGGTGGTCGCTTTCATTGACCTTTGCCGTGATATTTGCCGAATGTCTTTGGCTTTGCTTCTTGATGGTCGCAAGTTTCGGCATCGCAACACATTATCTTAAACAAGTACCAATCCCCGATGATGACAGTGCCGAAGTATGATTGACATTAACCCGAATACACGGTTGATTGACTTGACGGTTGGGCAACTTCTTGAACTGATAGAATCGGCGAAAGGAACACCGACACAAGACGCACCGAAAGAACGCCGCCTTGAATATGGCATCGCCGGAATTGCCCGAATCTTTAATTGCAGTATAAGCACCGCAAACCGAATCAAGGCAAGCGGAAAGATTGACAAGGCAATTTCACAACGTGGTCGGCTGATAGTCATAGACGCGGAAAAAGCGATTGAATTATTTAACAAGTAAAAATATAACTAACAATGAAGAAAGTTATCTTAAAGTCTTTGACCCTTTGCAACTTCAAGGGGGAGCAAAGCCGGACAACTCAATTCAATGCCGATGTCACCACTATATCAGGCGGCAATGGTCTTGGCAAATCAAGACACTTTGACGCATTCATGTGGCTTCTTTTCGGCAAGGATGCACAAGACCGAAAAGATTATGAGGTCAGGACACACAAACCCGACGGAACATTGTTGCATGAAGTTGAATGCAGCGTGATTGGTGTTCTTGACATCGACGGTGAAGAACTCACAATCAAGCGTGAATCCGTTGAAGAATGGGTAAAACCCCGTGGTCAAGTTGACCGCGTGTTGAAAGGCACACACAACGAATGTTGGTGGAATGAAGCCCCCGTGAATGTGCGTGAATATGAAAAGCGAGTTGCCGCAATCCTTGACCCGTCGTTGTTCAAGATGATTACAAACCCGTTGTTCTTTGCTTCGATGCAATGGAAACTTCAACGTGCCGAACTGTTCCGCCTTGCCGGAACAATCACCGATGCCGAACTTGCCGCACAAAACAGCGATTTTCAACTTCTTCTTGACAAGCTGACCAACAAATCACTTGCCGACTTCAAAGCCGAAATCAAGGCAAAGAAAGACCGTTTGAAAGAGGAATTGAACGACATCGCCCCCAAGATTGCGCAAACACAAAAGTTGATGCCGCAATCGGAAGATTTCGCCGCCCTTGAAGCTGAAATCGCCGACATTGAAAAGCAGATTGCCGACATTGACCAAATCTTGTCGGACAATGCCGCCCGAATCCGTGCCGAATACAAGGAACAACAAGCGAAACTTCGTGCCGTCAATGACCTTGAAAGCAAGCGTGACAACCTTGTGCGCGATGCCCAACAAGCCGCAAAAAACGCCGCCTTTGAAGCCAATGCAAGTCGCCGCGAACTTATTAGCAACATCGAATCCAAGAAGCGTGAGTTGTCAGCTATGAAACGCACCTTGTACACGTTGACAAGCACCCGTGACCGTTACGCCGCCGACATTGCCGCCCTTGAAGCCGACATCACCAAGAAACGGCAAGAATGGCATGATGAAAACGCAAAGCAATACAATGGGGATGATGTGTGTTACCATTGCGGACAACCGTTGCCCCCTGAAATGCGTGAAAGAAATCTTGCCGACTTCAACAAGACCAAGAACGACAACAAAGCCAAGATTCAGGCACAAGGCAAGGAGATGGCACAACGCCTTGAAGCACTAAAAAAGGCACTTCAAGACACTGACAATGAGATTGCCGAACAAGAAGAAATCGCCAATGCCCTTAATGCTGAAATCTGCAAATTGCAAATGGATTATGCTAACATGGCGAATGTTGAGCCACAAGAAGTCGTTCCGCATGAAGTCGCCGGGTATGCTGAATTGACCAAGCAGATTGAAGAAGCGAAAGCCGCCCTTGCAACCGATGAAGCCGCGCCGGATGATTCCGAACACAAGGCACGAAAAAAGGAATTGACCGCAAACCGCGATGCCTTGAAAAAGCGTCTTTCAACCCGTGATGAAATTTCACGCCTTGAAAAAGAAATTGCCGACCTTGAAGAACAAGGCAAGCAGCTTTCACAGCAAATCGCCGACATCGAAAAGGAAGAATATGTTGCGCAAGAGTTTACACGCCGCAAGATTGATGAATGTGAAAGCCGAATCAACGGTTTGTTTCACAACGTCACATTCCGATTGTTCGACAAGACCTTTGAGGGCAACATTTATGAAACGTGTATTCCCCTTGTTGATGGTGTGCCGTTTGGTTCGGCGAATACCGCCGGGCAAGTCAACGCGGGTCTTGACATCATCAACACGCTTTGCCGATTCCACGGCATTTGCGCCCCGATATTCATTGACAACCGGGAATCGGTGAACAACCTTATCCCGACCGAAAGCCAAATTATTAACCTTGTCGTTACAACCGACAACAAATTAACAATTCAATAATTATGTCAACCGACATTCAGAAAGCCAACCCGACCGGGGTTGTAATGACAACAAGCCCGGCAAACATGGGGTTCAACTTCTTTGACCCCGTGCAGTTTGAAACCATGCAACGTGTTTCAAAGATGTTCGCATCATCCGACCTTGTGCCGGACACCTACAAGCCCAAGTTAAAGCCGATTCCCAACGGCGCAAGCCCGGAAGCAATCGCCGCTATTCAGGCAGAAAACAAGACAGCACAAGACAAGGCGGTTGCAAATTGCATGATTGCCGTTGAAGTTGCAATGCGCATCGGTGCTTCGCCCCTGATGGTCATGCAGAACATGGCGGTCATATATGGTCGCCCGTCGTGGTCGTCAAAATTCCTGATTGCGACCGTCAATTCTTGCGGACGCTTTGAACCCTTGCAATTCCGCTTCACAAACATGGGTAATCTTGGTAAAGTGGAATACACCGACTATGTATGGAATGACCACACCCGCCGCAAAGAAGCAGTCCAAAGAACGCTTGACGGTACGAACATTCCCAACCTTGAATGTGTAGCTTACACAACCAAGAAAGGGTCAAAAGACGTGTTGGAATCCGCCCCCGTGTCAATCCGTCTTGCCGTTGAAGAAAGATGGTTTACAAAAGACGGTTCAAAATGGCAGACAATGCCCCGTCAAATGTTGATGTATCGTGCCGCGTCTATGTGGACAAATGCTTATGCCCCCGAACTTTCAATGGGTATGCGCACGGTCGAGGAACAACAAGACATTGTGGATGTCGAGTTTGAAGAAATCCCCAACACGCCAACGCCTGACATCAAGGCAAAGGACGTGAAAACAACCGTCAGCCTTGAAGATGCACCCGCCGCACCTAAAAAGGCAGATGAAGCCCCCCAAGAAGCGGTTGACCCTGAAACCGGGGAAATCAAGCCGACGACCGCCGAATCTGAACCGACAAACGATAATCCCGGATTCTGATGGACTTGAAGATTCTTGGCAGCAGCTCAAAGGGTAATTGCTACATTTTTGACAATGGAGAAGAAGCCCTTGTCGTTGAATGCGGCATCCCTTTCAAGCGGGTTCAGCAAGCAATGAATTTTGACTTGTCGCGCATCGTAGGGGTTGCAATATCGCATGAGCATGGCGACCATTGCGCCGCTGTTAAACAATTCCTTGAATGTTATATTCCCGTTTACACTTCACCCGGAACGGCGGAAGCATTGAATATTAGCGACAATAATCTTGTGCAGCCCGTCAATGACCACCTACTTTACAAAGTCGGCGGATTCATGTTAATGCCTTTCCCGGTTGAACATGATGCGTCACAACCTTTCGGATTCCTGATTGGACACCCGGAAATGGGAACGGTCTTGTTCGCTACTGATACGCGATGGTTACGATATGAGCCTTTTGGAATGAATGACTTCTTGACATTCGGTGGGCTGAATAACATCTTGATTGAATGCAATTATCGGCATGACATATTAGAAGCAAATGTTAAAGCCGGAAAGTTGCATAAGTATCAAGGCGACCGCACCCAAAAGACGCATTGCAGTTATGCGGAATGCCGGGCAACGCTTCTTGCTCAAAATCTTTCGGAAGTGAATAACATTGTCTTGATTCACCTTTCGGACGGTAATTCAAATGCAAATGAGTTCAAGCAGGGCATCGAGGAAGCGACGGGCAAGAATGTAATTATTGCCGAATCCGGAATGACAATAAAAAACTTTAACAAAACACCATTTTAACAACATGAAAAAGTATAAGTTAACAAACACCGCAAACGCGGAAAACATCGGCATCTTTGCCACACGTCAGGATGCCGCCGATGCAATGGAACAATACATTGCAAGTGAAAACGAATGTTATGACCCGACCGATGAAGAATGGTTGACACCCTTTGATTTCGACCTTGAAGAAGTCGAAGTCAAGGAAGAAATCAACGAAATTGTTGTGGACTACAACACCGCCCGTGAATATCTTGGCGGCAAGCCCAACAAGCAATTTACCGTCAGCAAGAGAGTTGCCGCAAACACCGTGCCGGGGCTTGTCGAGGTGACACGCCTTGTCGATGCGCTGAACCCCAACCACGTTGAAGCCCTTATCGCCCTGAATGAATTGTTCACCATCGCGGAAGCATGGAACAAGGCGGATGAGTTCGTGCCGGACTTCTCCAACGGTAATCAAGACAAGTGGTTTCCGTGGTTCTACTATGACAAAGACGCTGCGGGCTTCGTGTGTGCGTATACGGGTTATACGCCGTCGTCTACGGCTGCGTATATCGGTTCTCGGCTTTGCTTCAAAAGCGCAAATCGCGCCCGTCAATTCGGCAAACAATTCATTGACCTTTGGAACAAGGTTCTTTTGTTCTAAAACGTCAAAGTGTCTTACTATAACACAAAATCAGTATGGAACGAACACTTGGAAGCGACATCGAAAACCCCATTGCCCGTCGTCAGTTCTTGACGGACAACTGCGATGCCGTCGTGGATAAGGGCTACATGAAACCCTATTCCCCGGAAGAACTGCAAGGACACAAAGAAAGCCTTGCCAACGTGTCAATCGAAATCGCCGAAATTGAAGCGGAAATGAAGCAAATTTCCGCCGAATATAAAGGTCGGTTGAAGCCCTTGAAAGAGCAGCGGGCGGGTATGGTGTCAAACATCAAGGCGAAAGCCGAATATGTAACCGAACCATGCTATCGGTTCACAGACCAAGAAGCAAAAATGACGGGATTCTACAATGCCGACGGGCTATTGATAGAATCGCGTCCGGCAACCGCCGATGAACTGCAACCGACCATCTTTGGCGCATTGCGCACCGGGAATGTTCCGCCGTTAACGGGAACAAATGACTAAATCCAACAACAATCATGGACAACGAGAAATTGCAAATCAACTTCGCGCCCGGTCAAACGACCGCCCAAGTTATCATCCGTGAGGGTGAAGCCACAAAGCAGCTTGACCCCAAAGCCCCCGTCAAGACTGAAATTGTCGGCACAATCGGAACGATTCGTGAATACCTCAAAAAGCGTGTTAGCGCGGGTCAGTTCATGCAATCCGAATGTATTATCACCGTTGACCGCGAAAGCGTCAAAATGACCCTCACAATCAACGAATCGGACGCATACAAGCGCGGAACGGTCGTGTCGAAATTGCAGTTTAACCCACAATTCGTGAAATTCGGCATCAACAATCCCGACAAGGAATGGACACCCGCCGAACTCGGCTTGTTCTTCAAAATGAACCGCACGTTCTTTCCTGAACGCAAAACCAACATGGAACTTGTGTCGTGCCTGATGAACTTCAACGGCACGGTCAACGCCACCATTGACCGTGAAATCAAGATGAACGGAAGTCGCACGGATAATTTCGCGCAAGTGGTCAACTCAAACTTGCCGGAATCATTCACGTTGCAAATCCCTATTTTCAAGGGGTTGCAGCCTGAAACGCTTGAAGTGGAAACATTCGCACAAATCGACGGGCGCGATGTTCACTTCATTCTGATGTCGCCCGGCGCACAAGCGACCCTTGAAGATATTCGTGACAAGGTGTTGGATGAAGAACTTGCCGACATCCGCGAAATTGCCCCGGACATCGCAATTATCGAAGTGTAATCAACCCGCCCCCGGTGGTGACAGTGCCGGGGGCTTAAATCAATCAATGATGAAAGATAATGCCTATTATTTCCCGCACGATTACGGCGCACGGAATGACCCCAAGTTGCAAGAAGTCCTTGTCGAACATGGGGCGGCGGGAATCGGTGCTTTTTGGTGTATCATCGAGCAACTTTATGAGCAAGGCGGCGCAATGCCTTTGAAGTCGTGCAAAAGCATTGCATTTGCATTGCACCTTGATTGCACAATGATTGAAAGCATCATCAAAGACTATGGGTTATTTGAAAATGATGGTGAAAACTTTTGGTCAAACTCGGCAAATACAAGGATGAAGAAGCGCACCGCCATTGTTGAGAAACGGAAAGCCGCCGCCGCAAGTCGTTGGCGCACAACCGCAAATCAGCAAGTGCAATGCAAAGATGATGCAAATGCAATGCAAACCGATGCAAAAGAAAAGAAAAGAAAAGAAAATAAATCTATATCTAACGATATAGATAATGGGGCAAAACCGCATTCGCGGTTTATTCCACCGACCCTTGAAGAAGTAAAAGCGTATGTCCTTGAAAAAGGTTTTACAATGGATTGTGAACGCTTCATTGATTTTTACGAAAGCAAAGGTTGGATGGTCGGCAAAAACAAGATGAAAGATTGGAAAGCCGCCGTCAGGAATTGGGCAAAGGGCGAATCAAGCCGCCCGGCATCATCCCCCCGGAAAACGAAATCAAGTGAATCAAGAAACGTAAATGATGAATGGCAATGAGCAACAACAATAACAACGACATCCCCGGTCTTGACAATATTTTGCGGGCAATCGAGGAACGCGGCACATTTGCCCGCATGAAGCGTTATGCGTACACCGGGGGCAATTACAGCATTGAAAACGCCTTGAAGATAGTTGAAGCAATCGGCAAGACCCGCAACCACAAATTTGTGATTGATGATGAAAACCGATTCGCCTATGAAAATTTTATCAAGTGGTGTCATTGCGACCCGACAATGAAGCAGATTAACCCCGACACCGGGCAAATCGTGCCGGGCGACCTTTACGCCGGAATCTACATTGGCGGCACAACGGGGTCGGGCAAGTCATGGTGTCTTGAAATCATGCGGGCTTATGCCGCCGCCCTTAAATTTCAAATCACATTTCCGCAAACATGGGAAAAGGATGAAACGCGCCTTTTGTCTTGGCGCATTGTCCGTGCCGATGAAGTGTGTGACACATTCGCCGATTCCGGCAAGATGCAAGAATTTAAGAGTTGCCAAATTTTGGCGATTCAGGACATGGGGCAAGAGCAAGAAGAATCCCTTTACATGGGCAACCGCGTTGATGCCGTCCGGCAGCTTATAGAATACCGGGGCGACCTTGACAATCAAATTACCCTGATAACATCCAACTTGCAGATGTCCGGCGACCGCCTGATGAAGCGTTATGGCGACCGCGTGGCATCCCGCTTGCGTCAGATGTGCAACAACCTTGTCATTAAGGGCAAAGACCGCCGAAAATCATAATAAATCAAATCTAAATTACAATGGAACTTTCACTTCAACAAGTGGTCTATAAGACCGAAAGAGGAACACCCGTGACCGATTCCGTTAAGGTGGCACAAGTCTTTTGCAAGATGCACAAGAACGTCTTGAAATCAATTCGCAATTTGGCGGCTCAAAATTTAGCCGCGAAATCATGGTTTCACGAAATCACCTATCTTGACGGGCGCGGGCAAACACAACCCATGTTCTTGATGAACCGTGATGGCTTTTCGTTGCTCGCAATGAGCCTGACCGGGGAAAAGGCATTGCAATTCAAAGTCGGTTTTATTCAGCAATTCGACGCGATGGAAGCCGCATTGAAAGAGATTGCCCCGACACGTCCGGCAATACCTCAAACATTCGCCCAAGCCTTACGCCTTGCCGCCGAACAAGCGGAAACAATCGAGAATCAGGAAAGGCAGATTGAAGCCCAACGAAAGCAGCTTGCCGACCAAGAAGATGATGTCAAGTTTGTACGGTCGTTGCAGACCGCCGACACGTCAATCTATATAACCGACCTTGCCAAGCTGATTGCCCAAAACGGGGTTGACATTGGCGGCATCCGGCTTTTCAAATGGATGCGTGACAATGGCTTCTTGACCCTTGACAACAAGCCGACACAACGTGCCGTTGATTTGGGCGTGTTTGAAATCAAGACTTCGCAATGGGAGAATCCCAAGACCGGGGAAATGGCAACTTCGTTCACAACCCTTGTCACCGTCAAAGGACAAAAATATTTCATCAATAAATTTATCTATAAATCCGAACATCCATGAAAATTTATATCAGCGGAAAAATTACGGGGTTGCCGTTGCCCGAAGTCCGACAACGGTTTGCCGATGCCGCCGCGTTGCTTGATGCAATCGGCTTTGAAGCGGTGAATCCCCTGAACAATGGACTTGAAGCCGGGGCGGGTTGGAAAGAACACATGACCGCCGACATCCGAATGTTGCTTGATTGTGATGCAATTTACATGATGGATAATTGGATGGAAAGTAAGGGAGCGTCGATTGAATATGACATTGCCAACCGCCTGAATATGGATGTGTGGTTTGAATCGAACATCCGGCGCGAAAATCAAGCGGTCTTGCGCATCCAAAACGCAATCCATGAAGTCACGGGGTTGCGCTTCAATCAGTACACAACCAAGTGCCGGAAGCGTGAACACTTCTTTGCCCGGATGCTGTTTGTGTACCATTGCCGCCAACTCAAAATGACGTTGACGCAGATTGCAAAGCACGTCCACCGCGACCATTCTTCAATGCTTCACTTCTTGCGGAAATATGATGATGATTTCAAATATAATCCGCAATTCCGTGAAATGGCAACCAAAGTAAATGAACTTATAAATTGCAAATCCTGATGAAGTTGTTATATATTGACCTTTTTTGTGGGGCTGGTGGAACATCCACCGGGGTAAATCTTGCCCGTGTTGATGGTCAGGATTGCGCCCGTGTGATTGCTTGTGTCAATCACGATGAAAAAGCCATCGCATCACACGCAAGCAACCACCCGGATGCTATGCACTTCACCGAGGACATCCGCACATTAGAGTTATCCCCGCTTGTTGACCACCTGAACAAATGCCGCATGATGAATCCCGATGCCTTTGTGGTGTTGTGGGCATCCCTTGAATGTACCAATTTTAGCAAGGCAAAAGGCGGGCAACCCCGTGATGCAGATTCCCGAACACTTGCCGAACACCTATTCCGCTACATTGAAGCGATTGCACCCGATTATATCCAAATTGAAAATGTCGAAGAATTTATGTCGTGGGGTGATGTAGGTGCCAACGGCAAGCCGATTTCAATGGATAAGGGGAAAGCATATTGCCGTTGGATTCGCAACGTCAAGAAGTATGGATATAACTTTGAGCATCGAATCTTGAATGCCGCCGATTTTGGGGCATACACAAGCCGCAAACGCTTTTTTGGCATCTTTGCAAAGGATGGTTTGCCAATTTCATTCCCTGAACCAACCCACGCAAAGAAGCCCGAAATCGGGTTGTTCGGCAGCTTGAAGAAATGGAAACCCGTTAAAGAAGTGTTGGACTTTTCCGATGAGGGGCGGTCAATCTTTAACCGGGAAAAGCCTTTGTCGGAAAAGACCCTTGAACGAATCTTTGCCGGATTGGTCAAGTTTGTTGCCGGGGGCAAGGATAAATTCATGGTGAAATATAATTCCATGAGCCAATCGGGAAAGTATCAACCACCGTCGGTTGACGACCCTTGCCCGGTAGTCGCAACACAAAACCGTCTTGCAATCGCCCAAGTGTCATTTTTATCAAAGCAATTCGGCGGGCATCCTGATAGCAAAAATTTGTCAACTGATTCACCCGCCGGAACAATCACTTGTGTTGACCATCACGCATTTGTTACGGTTTTTTACGGTAATGGAAGCAACCGTTCCGTTAACGACCCCGCGCCGACATTGACAACAAAGGAAAAAGTCGCGGTTGTAAACACGGTTTTCCTTGATATGCAATATGGAAATGGCACACCCGCGTCCGTTGATACCGCCGCCGGAACGCTGACAGCCAACCCCAAGCACAAACTTGTCACCGTTAAACGCCCGGATGCACAATGTCAAATTGCGGTGTCGCCTGATGATTCGCCAATGACAAAGAAGATAAAAGGCTTCATGGTGCAATATAGCATCGCCGACATTAAAATGCGAATGCTGAAAATCGGTGAATTGAAGCTGATAATGGGTTTCCCTGAAAATTATATTCTTGTCGGCAATCAGACCGAACAAAAGAAGTTCATCGGCAATGCGGTTGAAGTAAACATGGCGCGTGTATTGTGTGAATCGCTTTACAAATCTTTGACCCCAATGTGCGCCACAAAAGAAGCAATTTAATTAACTTTGTTTTATAGTAAGACACAACCAGATAAATTACAATGAAAAAATTATTCTTTTACGACCTTGAAACGACGGGAACAAACCCCGGTCGTCATGGCATTCACCAAATAAGCGGTGAAATCGTGATTGACGGCAAGACCGTTGAAACATTCGATTACAAGGTGCAACCGAACCCCAAAGCACAAATCGAGGATGCCGCCCTTGAAGTCGGCGGCGTGACCCGCGAACAAATCATGGCTTATCCCCCGATGGGTCAGGTTTACACCGAACTTGTCAAGATGCTTTCCAAGTATGTGAACAAGTATGACAAGACCGACAAATTCCACCTTGTCGGTTATAACAACCGGGGATTCGACGACAACTTCTTTCGCGGATTCTTCTTGCAGAACGGCGACAACTTCTTTGGGTCGTGGTTTTGGTCGGATTCAATCGACGTTCTTGTGCTTGCGTCCACTTTCCTTGCCGACCGCCGCGCCGAATTATCCAACTTCAAACTTGCGACCGTTGCCCAATTCTTGGGTATCGACACCACCGCCGGAAAGCTGCATGATGCGTCTTTCGACATCTATGTGACAAAGGCGGTGTTCGACTTCATCATGTCTAAATTTATAATGCGCGGGGAGTGATGAATAAAGAAGAATTTTCAAGAATCTTGCAGCACGAAATCCCCATTGAATGTCAATGGGTGCTTTTTGAGCGTATCAGAATCGCAACCGCCGTGTTACCTGCGATTTATGCCCGATGGTGTGACACCCCCGAAGTGGTAAAAATGGAAGATGGAAGCCAAATCAGGCGTTTTTCTTATGCAAAAATCGCCCTTGACATCGCGGATGAACTTCTAATGGGGGCTATCGAGCGAACAACAAAAGACCTGAACCATAATGAATGAGATTGAAACATTCGGAACAATAAGCCTTGTCAATGCTGATTGCCTTGAAGTCATGGCGGGGTTGCCTGACAACGCCTTTGACTTGGCGATTGTTGACCCGCCTTATGGCATCGGCATTGACGGGCAAAAGGCTTGCACTTGCAAGAATCCGAAGCACAACCGAAAGCACCACGAAACAAAGGGATGGGATAAATTACCCCCCCCGTTTACTTCGCTGAACTACAACGCGTTAGCAAAAATCAAATCATTTGGGGCGCAAATTACTTTGTGCCGATGCTTGACAAAGGCACAAAAGGTTGGATTGTATGGTTTAAGGGGCAAACCGGGCTTACAATGTCGGATTGCGAATTGGCTTATTCATCATTTGATTGTCCGACCCGCGTTGTCACAATCAACCGATGTGAACTTGCCAAGCAACACACCATTCATCCGACCGAGAAACCCAAATTGCTTTATGCGTGGTTGCTCAATCACTATGCAAAGCCGGGTGATAAGATTCTTGACACCCATTTGGGGTCGGGGTCAATTTGCCTTGCAGCGCACGACCTGAACTTTGAGATGTTGGGAATCGAACTTGATGCCGGGTATTATCAAGCCGCCAAACAACGTCTTTTGTATCATCAACAACAATTAAAACTTTTCTAAAATGAAAAATTTGAACGACCTTTCAAAACGTATTCACGACAACGCCGTGAAGCACGGTTTTTGGGCGGAACGCCCAAGCGGTGAACATTGCTTGATGCTTGTTATTACCGAGATTGCCGAAATGGTGGAAGCCGACCGCAAAGGCAACATCGCTGTGATAAAGCATATCCGCAAACAAAACAACCTTGCCGCCGCTCAAAAAGTCCGCATGATTGATGAAGTGGAGAACGCCCCCGACTTCAACGCCGCATTCATCGAGAACATCAAAGACACGATGGAAGATGAAATGGCGGATGTCGCAATTCGGCTTCTTGACCTTGCCGGGGAACTTGGCATGGACTTTGACAAGCTGAATGGAATGCGCTATCACCGCGCCTTTGACCGCTTCACATTCACCGAAAATGCCTTTGCCTTGTGCAAGGGGTTGAGCCGCGACAACATCAACATCTTTAAGCGCATTCAATTCGGTTTGCATTACATCACCGGGTGGGCAAAAAGTCAGGGCGTAAACCTTGATTGGCACGTTGAAGCCAAGATGCGCTTCAATGCGACCCGCCCGATGAAGCACGGCAAAGCATATTGATTGCAAGTGTTATCCAAAAGCAATGCAAATGCACTATGGCGCGAATGAAATATCTTGTCACCACAACCGACCCGCTGACCGGGGAGAAGTCGGCGTTTTACACCGATTGGTTTCAAGCCGACAATCACTTCAACCCGGATGTCGGAATGGTTGTGTTTGACTTAACGCATCATCTTGTCACATTCGATGGCGAAACGTGGCAAGACATAGAAATCGACCATCTTTAACTAATAAACCAAAGAATCATGTTAAAAATTGAAGTAATCGGCAACATCGGCAATGATGCCGATGTCAAAAACATCAACGGCAACCAATGTGTGTCGTTCAACGTCGCACATTCGGAGCGTCGCAACAATCAGGAAACGACAACATGGGTGTCCGTCCTGATGCACGGCGACGGCGGCAACCTTACCCAATATCTGAAAAAGGGCGCAAAAGTGTTTGTTCGTGGCAACCTTTCGGCAAAGCCTTATCAGGATAAGAACGGGCAATGGTGTGTCGGCATCAACGTGTCGGCAAGTGAAGTGCAGCTTTGCGGGCTGAAAAATGAAAACAACCCCCAATCGGGAATAAATGACCCATTCGGCGGTCAGCCCGGCGGATATAATGCCCCATGTTGATGCGCACGAAATATGACATCATCGTGGGGATTGACCCGGACGTTGACAAAAGCGGTTATGCGGTTTTGAATTGCGGTGAACGTGCCGTGAAAACCATTGATGCGCTTGGATTCTTTCAACTTCAAGCGTATTTGACCGCACTTGCAGACCGGGCAAGACACAAAGATGTTTCAATGGTCGTTGTCGTTGAAGCGTCTTGGGTTATTTCATCAAATTGGCACTTGGCACAAGGTGAACGAAAGCAGAAAGCCGCCGCAAAAGGTTATGATGTCGGACGGAATCACCAAGTCGGAAAGCTGATTGTTGAAATGTGCAAGGTGAACGGCATCCCCGTTGTCGAACATATTCCCTTGCGCAAATGTTGGTCGGGCAAAGACCGTAAAATCACCCATGAAGAATTGATTCAGTTTTGCCCGGTTGACAAGAACCGCACCAATCAGGAAATGCGCGATGCCGCCTTGCTTGCGTGGTCATTCGCTGATTTCCCTATTCGCTTGAAGCCTTTGAAAAGCAAAGGTTGAATAACTTCTTTACTACTTTTTTTATTAAAGCGTGCATTATAGTGATACACGCTTTAATTTTGCACCTACTTATTCACAATAAACCAATTCAGCAAATGAAACCGATTGATTTTCCGCAGTCCACAAAGGTACTGCAAAAGCCGGAAGAAATGCTTGACACCGAATGCAAGCCGTTACCCGTTTGGAGCGACGGCAAAGAATGTGTTTCGTGTTGGCGACCCACGTTCAAAGAACGCTTGAACATTCTTGTTTCCGGCAAGGTGTGGTTATCCGTTTGCGGTCGTACACAACCGCCCGTTTACATCACCGGGGAACATTTCTTTGTAAGACCCCCATTTTTTGCCCGTGTGCGCCTTTGGCTTGAAGAAACATGGGATAACACCAAAGAGATTGCAAACACGGTCAGAGCCGCCGCAAAACAGCGCGACAAGCGCATTCATTTTGTGTGTGGCTTCATCATTTCACTTGTTGTCGGCTTTTTCTTGCCGTTGCTTGGCTTATTCGCCGGATGTGTCGCCGGAGCGGTCAAGGAATGGTGGGATTCCAAAGGGCACGGCACGGTTGAATTGATGGACTTTGTGTTCACCGCATTTGGAGCGGTCGCCGCCCTGATGCCGTCTTTCATTCTTCATTCAATCGTGTGGTGATATGGCAAAGACAAGCAAAGCCCGGATAACTGACCTTGTGGGCGACAATCGCAATTTCAACAAGGGTACGCAATACGGCGACCACCTGATGGATGAATCTTTGCGTCAATTCGGGTTGGGTCGCTCAATCCTTATTGACAAGAACAATCGCATCATCGCCGGAAACAAGACAACCGAAAAGGCGGGTGAACTTGGGTTTGAAGATGTTCTTGTCGTGGAAACGGACGGAAAGACCCTTGTTGCCGTGAAGCGCACCGACATTGACTTGGATTCAAAAGCCGGACGCGAACTTGCCCTTGCCGACAATGCGACATCAAAAGCAAACCTTGAATGGGATGAAGAAGCGATTGCCGCCGCCGCGCAAGAATTTGAATTTGACCCCGGAGATTGGGGTGTTCCCCTTGATGGTGATGAAGAAGATTCCGAGGAAGAAGAACCCGCCAAAAAGGAGATTTCAACCCGCTTGATTGTGGAATGCAAGGATGTAACCAAATTGTCTTTGCTTTTCAGTGAATTGCAAGACCGTGGGTTTGAAGTTGAGTTGAAAGAGTAATGAAAGTAACCTTTTCGCCTTAAAAAAGGATTGAAACATGGCAAAATATAGCAAAAAGATGGTTGAAAAGATTGTCGGGCTTATCAAGTCGGACACTTACACCATTGCCGAAATTTGCCGTCAGGTTGGAATCAACACCAAGACTTATCACGAATGGATTAACACCCATGAAGATTTTGCCCAAGCGGTCGAAGATGCGCGGGAAGAACAAATGCAAACAATGGTGATGGTCGCCAAGAAGTCTTTGCGCCGCAAGTTAGAGGGGTACGACGTGACGGAAACACGCACCGTCACCATACCGAGCAAGACCGAAAAAGGCGCGGACGGTAAACCCAAGCCCAAAATCAAAGAGCAAATCACCACCAAAAAGCACATTGCCGCCGATACAACGGCAATCATCTTCACGCTAACCAATGGCGACCCCGACCATTGGCGCAACCGTCAAACAACCGAGGTGACGGGCAAGGACGGCAAAGACCTATTCGCCCAAAAGTCTGATGAAGAATTGGAAGCGATGATTCAGGACTTGGAAAGGAAGTTGAAAGGATGAAGAATCGGGCGGACATGGTGCAATATATCAAAGTGATGCAAGAACGACTTTTGCGTGAAAGCCGTTCCGAATTGTTGCATTTTACCTTGTCCACGATGCCGACCTTTCGCCCGGCTGACTTTCACCGCCGTTATTACAAGGCATTGACCAAGTTTGCAGACGGTGAAATCAAGAAACTTATGGTCTTTATGCCCCCGCAGCACGGCAAAAGCGAGGGTTCAACCCGCCGTTTGCCATCATTCCTTGTCGGGCGCAATCCTGACAACCGTTTGGCGATAGTGTCTTACAATGCAAGCAAGGCGCGAAAATTCAACCGAGAGATTCAACGCATCATTGATTCCCCGGAATACCACGCTATTTTCCCCGAAACGTGTTTAAGCGGGTCGGCGGTCGCTGATGTAGATGCCGGATATATTCGCACAAGTGATGAATGTGAAATCGTGGGGCATCGTGGGGGATTCAAGACCGTTGGTGTCGGCGGTGCATTGACGGGTGAACCCGTTGACATCCTGATAATGGATGATATTTACAAGGACGCAAAAACGGCATGGTCGCCGACAATCCGTGAATCCGTGTCCGATTGGTATGATACCGTCGCCGAAACACGACTTCACAACGAATCCCAACAACTGATTGTCTTTACCCGATGGCATGAAGATGATTTGGCGGGCAAGTTATTGAGGGAACAAGGTATTTATGACCCCGTGGACAATCCCAACGGATGGGTCGTTGTCATTTATCAGGCAATCAAAGAGGGCGCACCGACCGATTATGACCCCCGACAAGAGGGTGAAGCACTCTGGGAAGAACGCCATTCGCGTGAAAAGCTGATGCAGACACGCAAGCGCAATCCGCAAGTCTTTGAATCGCTTTATCAGCAAGACCCGCAACCCCGCGAGGGTCTTATGTATGAATCCGGCTTTGTTGAATATGAGATTCGCCCGGCGACACAATATTGCATCCGCAAGGCTTATGTTGACGTTGCCGACACGGGCGCGGACTATTTGTGTGCAATCATCTATGATGAAACCGAACATGGCAATTACATTGTCGATGTGCTTTACACCACACGCCCGGTTGAGTACACCGAACCCGCCCTTGCAAAGATGCTGACCAAACACGGGGTGTCGCAATGTATCATTGAAGCCAACAACGGCGGTCGCCTATTCAAGAACAATGTTGAAAAGCAATGCCGATTGATGGGTAACAACAAAACCCAATTCACGGCATTTCACCAAACCGAAAACAAGGACATCCGCATTTATGAACATTCGGCGATGGTTCAGAACCTCACATTCATGCCCGCCGGATGGAAACGCTTGTTCCCTGAATTTGCGAAAGCCATTTGCGGGTATCTTAAAGCGGGTGACAACGCCCATGATGATGCGCCGGATGCCTTGACGGGAACAATCGAGAAAAGAAGAAAACGTACCAAGTCGGGCAGTGTTGCCGCCCTTTTTGGACGCTAATGTGTATTACTATAAGACAAAATTAAGAATGAAATTAACTGACATCATCCAATCGGAAAATCCGACCGACCAAATCAGTGAATTGCAGAACGGGCGGCAATATCCGCACCCGGACGTGGCAAGGGCGAAAAAAGCCCTTGACCCCAAGTTGCACGACATCAACGACCCCTTGATTCGCAAAGACAAGAAAGTGCGTGTCGATGTGGACGATGAAAGCGATTCGGCAAGAAAGGTGGTTGAAACTGATGGGGAAGCCGTTCAGACACGCACCGAAAAGGTTGCCCGCATCGCCGTTGCACTTCAAAAGCTGATTATCAAACGCGCCGTGTCGTTTTGTTTCGGCAATCCCCCGGCATACAACGCAACCCCGACCGATGAACAACAAGAAGCGGTCTTGAAAGCACTGAAACGCATCCTTTCAGATGTCAAGACCAATTCGTTGAACCGCAAAATCGGACGTGCCATTTTCGGTTTTAAGGAGTGTGCCGAATTGTGGTATCCCGTGGAAAAGAAGCACAACAAATATGGCTTTCCGTGCGACTTCAAGTTGCGTTGCGCCTTGTTTTCCCCGGCTTTCGGTGATACGCTTTACCCATACTTTGATGATTCCGGCGACATGGTGGCGTTTTCCCGCGCTTTCAGTCGCAAGGACAACAAGGGTGTGTCGATTGATTACTTTGAAACATACACCGATGAAGAACATTGGCTTTGGCTGACCAATGGAAGCGGTGTTGCCGCGCAAGTAGTCGAGGGCTACCCAAAGAAAGTAACAATCGGCAAGATTCCCGTTGTCTATGGCTATCAAGATAACTTTGAAACCGAAGATGTTGACAAGCTGATTGACCGCTTGGAACTTCTTCTTTCCAACTTTGCCGACACCAACGACTATCACGCAAGCCCGAAAATCTTTGTCACGGGTACAATCAACGGATGGACAAAGAAAGGCGAATCGGGCGCGGTCATTGAGGGTGAACCGGGCGCAACGATGCAATATGTATCATGGCAGAATGCCCCGGAATCCGTCAAGTTAGAAATCGAAACGCTTTTGCGCCTGATATACACCATCACCCAAACACCCGACATTTCCTTTGATTCGGTCAAGGGGCTTGGCGCAATAAGCGGTCTTGCCCTGAAATTGCTTTTCATGGACGCACACTTGAAAGTTCAGGACAAGCGCGAAATCTTTGATGATTACCTACAACGCCGCGCCAACGTGCTTCTTGCCTACATCGGGCAATTCAACACAACGCTTGAAACCGCTTGTGATGAACTTGAAGTTGAACCCGAAATCACGCCTTACATCCTGACAAGTGAAATGGATGAATTGAACTATTGGTTGACCGCCAACGGCAACAAACCCGTGATTTCACAAGAAGAATCGGTGGAAAAGGCGGGGTTGTCCGGCAATGTAGAACTTACAATGCAGAAAATCAACGACCAAACGACCCGTGAAAATTCATTCATGGTCGGCGAACCAATCATTGACGCATAACATTTTCAAAAACCCAATCAACAATGAAAAGACTTTTTACAATCATTGCCGTTGTGTTGACCCTTGCAATGGCATCGTGCAGTAATAGCGACAACACCGTGTCCGGCTATGTAGTCGGCAAGAAACATGAACCCCGGCATTGCTATGTCACACGCAATCCGGCAACGCACATGAACATAATTCACAATGTGCCGGAACGATGGGTGCTTTATGTTGCCGATTCAACCGCCGTGCGAACCGTACATGTTGACAAATGCACCTTTGATTCGGCGGTCAAGGGTGAATCAATCCGCTTGCGTTGTGGCAAAGAAAGCAACTAAACCCGCCGCCCCTGAATATACTTGCCGCGATTGCATCCATTCCGAGAATTGGCACAATCGCGGCGCAAAGGGGCAATTCATCTTTTGTGACTGCAAATTTCATAAGTGGTGCAAATTCCTTGACCACGATTATTGCAATAACTTCAAGAAACGATAAATCATGTATGCAAGAGTAAAAGCAACCGGGCAAATAATTGAAGTGGAACGCATTTCACGCGGCGTTTATGGTCGTGTGGATGTTGCCGAAATCTATAAACGCGCAAGCCTTGATTTTAACGTCAATCAATCCCCGGTGAAGAAGAAATAACAATGGCAAAGAAGCGTCAAACAACAACCCGGTTTTCAATACAAGGCTTTGACTTGAACCATTACCGCACCACTGAACAATATGCGGCGGCGGTTCAAGCCTTGTTTGACCGTGCCACACTTGCAATCGCAAAGTCGGCAGCATCCCGAAATGTTGACCCCGACAAGCCCTTTTCATTCGATGATTACCCGGAAGTAAAAACCGAATTGCAAAAGGTCGTCGGGCAACTTGCGTCACAACTTCAAACGACCATCGAAACGGGGGCAAAGAAACAATGGCTTTTCGCTTGTGACAAGAACGATGGATTCCTTGATTCAATCATGGACACATCGAAGTTGTCAAAGGCACGGTTGAAGAAGATGCAAGACCGCAATTTGGATGCGTTAAGCACCTTTCAGGTTCGCAAGGTCGGCGGCATGGACTTGTCGCAACGTGTTTGGCGTTACGTCGGGCAATTCAAAGAACAACTTGAATCCGCCCTTGATGTCGGACTTGGAGAGGGGCGCAGCGCACAAGAACTTGCCCGTGATGTGAAGAAGAATTTGCGCGAACCTGACCGTTTGTTTCGCCGTGTGCGTGACAAGCGGGGCAATCTTGTGTTGTCAAAGGCGGCGCGGGCTTATCATCCGGGGCAAGGTGTCTATCGGTCGAGTGTGAAGAATGCCCAACGCCTTACCCGGTCGGAAATCAATATGGCTTACCGTGAAAGTGACTTTTTGCGGTGGCAACAACTTGATTTCGTTGTCGGCTTTGAGATTCACCGAAGCAACCATGAACCGCGTTGTAAATGCAAGATGTGTGACCGCTTGCAAGGTCGCTATCCAAAGACATTCAAGTTCAAAGGGTGGCATCCGCAATGTATGTGTTACGCCGTTCCCATCCTGATGGATGAAGAAACCTTTGATGAAAACGAATTGGGCGACCTCAAAGCAGCTTTGCGCGGCACTGAATACAAGAAGAAGCAATCACGCAACCTTGTTACCGATGTGCCGGATGGATTCAAAGAATGGGTCGAAGAAAACAAGGAAGCATCGGCGGGTTGGAGTTCAACCCCGTATTTCATACAAGACAACTTTGTTGATGGCGACTTGTCGAAAGGATTGAAGATTGCATTGCCGACGCTTGAACCTGACACACCCGACATCCCCAAATTCAACTATGATTCCCCGAATGATGCCCTTGATGCCTATGTTGGGGGCGATATGATGTGGATTAACCAATATTTGCGTGGTCGCGGTGATTTTGGTGAATTGTCAGCTAAAGAAAAACAATTTCTTGAAGAATTAACCCAAATTACACAATCGGATGTTGTCGGAGAACGCACCTTGTGGCGGTCGGTCGATGCAAGCGCGATTTTTGGCGATATGTCCGATATGGTTTTCAGTGCATTGGAGGATTATTATATTTATGGCGACACAAGCAGACCAACAATGCAACGGATTCAACGCTTCTTGGGTATTGAGGGTAAGGAAATCACCGAAAAGGGGTTCATGTCAACGACCAAAGACCACGACATTGCCGCTGATTGGGGCGATTACACCGGGGCAGACCATCCCATTTTGATGAAGATTCGCACGACCGCAAACACGCGGGGCGTGGATGTCGAGCGTTACACCAAGATACACAACCCGGAAGCGGAAGAAGATAACCCACAAGCCGAAATATTATTGAACCGCAATCAAAAGTTCAGGATTGTTTCGGTGTCAAAGGATAGCGGCAACATTTGTGTTGAAGTTGAATTGATTGATGATGTGCAACCCAAGTTGTCAAAGCCCCAAATTGACCCGGTACAAGCGCAACTTGACGCATTGATGCCTTCGATTGAATCCGCCCGAAAGGTTGCGGAAGAATGGGGGCTTGATATTCAGTTGAAAACCCTTAATACGGCGATTGCTAACCGGGAAATCAATAAAATCAATGAACGGATTGCGACCATTACCCAAAAGGCTAATGAACTTATCACAATGCTTTCAAAATTTGTCAAGGATGTTGCCGATGTCACCAAATCAGCAAAGGCAAATGGTGTTGATATAAACAAATTGCCTGAATTTACCGTCGTAACATCAAATTTAATGGCGGCACAAGCAAATAAAAAGGATTGGAAAAGCAACTTTGGGGCTTACCAACGCAATCTTGATTCGTTGAAAGCTGCAATTCAAAATGAATTGTTACGTCGTAAGCAAGAGGAAGAAAAGAAGAAACAAGCCGCTGCAACCGAAGTGTCGATGGATGATTGGCGCGAAAGGACAAAGAATGCCGGGTCAATTCCCAAATCGGAAAACGACAAGGAGTTTGAAAAGACGGTCGGCGTTGAAAAGGGTGTTGACATGACCTTTGATGAAGCAAACGCATTGCGCGGCAATCCTAACTTTGCGGATGAATATTTGCCCGACCCCAACGGAAGATATATTGACCGCAAGACGGGTGAAAAGTTTTCAAAGAATCCGGCTTATAAAAAGAAATACACAATAAATTGCCAATCATGTGTTGTCGCCCACGAAATGCGCCGACGGGGATTTGATGTTGAAGCCATTGGCAACACCGCAAATTCAATCCCCCGCATCTTGTCGCATCACACCGAATTGGCGTGGCTTGATAAGGATGGCAACACCCCGACATCAACGAAAGTGTCTTGGCTTTGGGCGGCAGATAAAGCGGCGATGGGTGCTTCATTGGTTGCCAACCTTGAAACGGCAACAAAAGAGGTCGGACGCTATCACATGAAATGGACTTGGGGCAATGGTCGAAGCGGTCACATTATAACGTGTGAACGCCTTGCAAATGGCACGTTGCGCATCTATGACCCGCAGAACGGCAAGGTTATAACCGATTTTGCGGAATATGGAAGCCGATTCATGCACGGCACGTTAAAAATATTGCGGGTTGACAACTTGCGCATCAACCCGCTTTATGCCGGATGTCTTAAAAAGACACCGAAGCCCAAAAAGAAGAAATAATCACTTCTTGTCGGCAAGGGCATCAAGGATTTGTTCCCATTCAAAACGGGCGGCAACCCTTGTGTCCTTGCCATCGTATAAGATAAAGACGGGTTCGCCGATAAACGCCACCTTTTCGGGGTCGTCAAAGGTCGGGGAAAAGACATTGAACCCGTTCCATTCCATTTCGTATGTCGCACCGTCAAACCCGTAGGATTTGGCAAGGTCGATGATTGTTTGATTTGGCTTCATGCTATTTATCTTTGATAATGTCGGCGATTGATTCCAATTCTTCAACGGTCAATGTCCTAACCTTATCGGCATTTCTGAAAAAATTGGATATTTGGCATTTTAAGGCTTGTTTGTGTTGGTCTTGTCGGTATCGCTCCACATCGTCTTGGGTTGCATAGCGGCATTTAGTGAATGTGTCACCAATCATTGCTCCATCGCTTTTGCGAAAGCGATATTCGTTACACTCAAATTGTTTTGGTGTGACTTTCGTGACTTCTGCTACTTTGGTCGTGCTATACCATCCCCCGGTGTTGAAAAGAACGTAATCACCGACTTTAATGTTTTCAAAATTCTTATCCATAGAGGTTTGTTGTTATTTTAATCCTTTTGCTTTTTTCGTTTTATTGTTCCGCGATAGATGCGGCACTTGTTGTTGATATAAGGGCGGTCATGGGAAAGACCATGATTCCACAATGTCGGCAATGATACCCCCAATTCATCCGGCGTGAACGTGTCGAATATGGCGGCAACCGACCCAAAATAATAGTGTCTATCATCGCCCAAGCAAACATGAACGACTTGTTCTTGCTTCATTTCGATTTCATTAAATGGTTGATATTCGGGTGATGGGTCGTGAAGTATGCGATTATAAACCGCATCCATAATGCGAAGATAGCGTAATTCTTTGAGAAATTCATCACTTTGCACTTGAATGATAACATCATCCAATAATGCCTTAACACATTGCCCCGCCTTTTTCATCGGCAATTCAAATTTTTTCAACCCTGCTAATAACTTTTTGTAGTCATCCAAAGTCTTTCTATCGACGTTGTGAAGAAATAAATCATCATCAATGGTGAAAAATTCGCACGGACACCCATAATCAAGCAAACAGACTTGATGTGCGCCGGGTCTTGCACAATCGCACGTTGCCCGGTGATATTTACACATGGCTGACTTCATATTATCTATTAAAGTCAAACCATTCACGGGGCGAATTGAATGCCGCCTTTTTGATTTCCCGGTAAAAGGCTTTGTTCAGCTTGCGAAGCCGGGCAAGGTGTTCACGGGGATGCCATCGCCAATTTGGCATCACTTCATTGTTTGCTGAATAAATGCCGCCTTGTTTCGGCTCAAAGCGTGCAAAGGCAACTATGTGACCGTCTTTGATGAAAACAACGTCACAATCGCTTTGGGTGCGTTTTTTGGGGTATCGTATAGCCTTGCATCCTGAATAATATTCTTGAATGCGGCGTTGTTGTTCCATTGCTTCACGGATTCTTGCCGCCTTATTCTTGCGGAAATCCCAAAGGTCAGTGGCGACCTTGTGGCGCAATTCCGCAACATTGATTGGTTCTTGCCCGGTTGCTATGTCATAAGGCATCAAGCCATCAACGAACATCCGCACGGCACGGGTGAAGTTTTCCTTGTCCATAATCTTGTTGTGAAGTTCGGTCAGGAAGTCGGGGGAAAGGTTGAATCTTTCCGAAAGGGAATTGATTATTGATTCCATTTTATAATTATTTGGTTTTTAGATTGTCATACCTTGTTCCTATTTTGTAAATATCGGTTACGATAAAACTTAATGTCGCTTGACAGTTAGGGCAAGTAACGGATATTTTATTTGTTTTCTTGCGTCGGACGCTCCATGTCAGACTATCCCGTGAATGATGCTCCATTTTTCATCAATAGATGTGTCACATTCTTCAAATGATGACAGTTCCATTGTATTAGTGCAAATAGGGCATTTGATTTTGGTTGCATCAAATTTAATGTCGTTGGTTAATATGCCGTTGATGCGGCATTCAAGAAATTCAGGTGCAGACGGTCGGAATGTAGAAAATATTAGATTGTTCATTTCTTATTTTTGCCTTTTGTTCCGTAATAAATGACTCCGGCAATCACAAGGATGCCAAATGCGCAAGGAATCCACACCGGGGCAAGAACGCCCCACCATGAAAGACCGGGGCAAATAGTCTTTTTGAGGATGAACAACGCGATTGTGACAACGCAAAGGACGGCACTAATGGCGTTTATTTGTCTTTTTGTCATATTATTTCGGGGTATTTAGAATAATCATCATTTGTTGCGTTGGATTCCACAACCCAACCGATACCGACATAATGTTTTACCTTACCATCATGAATCACACGGAATCCGGCATCAACAATGGCTTTGGGAGGGTTGGTTGACATTTTTATTGAAGTGATGTCGGAACACTTAAATTTCGGTATTGTCATAGTCAAATAAATTTGGTTGATTTTTAGAATCTTGTTTTGCAAACCAATCATCAACACTTTCGCCGGAAATCCACCATTCAAAGACTTGTTCCGGCGTGTCAAATCGGTCATACTTGCCTTTTGCCATTAGTTCCCGGATTGCTTTAATGTAAACACGTTCCGCGACCAAAGGAAACATCGCCATTTCCCGACGTTTCGTTTCGGGTTGCGACATCGGGCAAAGCATACACCCTATGCGATGAAATCCTTTGTCATACAAATCACAATAAGGCATTTTGTGTTCCCTAATGAAGTTCCACACGTCATTATCAGTCCATTTGAAAATGGGCGCAATGGTCACTTTGTCTTTACCTTTGACGCAATAAACCTTTGTGTCTGCATCCATATCAAATAATTGTTCACCGCCCGGTGTGGCTTCTTGCAATTTGCCATCAACGATTTCAAAGCCCGTGTATTTGCCTTGCACTTCGATTGCATGACGTTTTGACCGCTTTACGGATTCCGCCGCACGGATGCCAATACACGTCACACAACCCGCCCCAGCTTGTTCTTTAAGTTCTTTGCAGCAGAACCGGGCAATGCGTGTCGGCAACATTCCTTTTTTGATGATAAGTTGGCGCATATTAAGTTCCGGCAAGTTCAATTTCACTTGCGGATAATGAGTGCGGACAAAGCGCATAAGATTTGGCGGGTCAACACTTGTTACTTGCATTTCGGCATGATATTTAACGCCCGCCATTTCGACAAGTGCAAGCATAACTTGGGAATCCTTGCCGCCTGAAAATGCAACATGAAAGCCCCTTTCATCCATCCGCAATGCAAGACTTTCGGCATTACGGATGAATGAAATTGCTTCTTGTTCAAGACGGGCAAGCCGCGACATGGGCTTATTCATAACCGTATTTTTTGCGAAACTTGGCTTGTGTCGGTGAAAAGCGAAAGAAATTCAAGGCATTTTGAACGTGGGTCACTACTTCAAGACCGCAAACGGGTTTGAATCTTTCATAAATCGGGGTGATGTCACGATTCAGGGGGTTGCCGTTGGTTGCGATGATAACCTTGCGGCATTCTTCTTTGATGGTCTTGTAAATTGAAATCATGTTGCGAAAGATTTGTGGGATGCGAACCCCGTTGAACGTCGTGTCTTATAGTAAGACACCGCAAAGTTAGTTGTTATTTTGGAAATAACAAATTATTTTGCGGAAATTTTTGCTTGTGGAATGCTTTTTCAATGCTTATGCACTGCAAATTGTGAATAAGTCGGGGGTAACTTGCCCGGTTGTTGCGTGTGTATTACTATAAAACACACTAAATTTGCCGTGATTTGTAAACCAATTAACATCACAAGAAATGACCATCCAAGAAATTTTAGCGTTACTGACCGCCAAGTTTTCAGGCGCGCGAAAAGACGGGTTGACCACATTGGCACGCACTATCGCGTTACAGTGTGCCACCATTGAAGAAGCGAGAACCATTGTTGACAAGCTGACCGATGCGCAAGTTGGCGAGTTTATCAAGAATTATCGCGCGGATGTCGATAAGGAAGTGACCGAGGGTGTCAAGACATCGGAAACCAACTTGCGCAAGAAGTATAACATCAAGGATGAACCCCCGACCCCCGTTGTCGAACCCGGCGGCAAAGGTGGTGACGACATCGCCGCGATTGTCAAAGCGGCAGTCGCCGAAGCGGTCAAGCCTTATGCCGATACCATTGCGGAAATGAAAAACGCCGATGTCGCCAAAACAAGGCTTCAACGACTGAATGAAGCATTGGCAACGTGCAAGGATGAAACTTTCAAGGCTCAAACCCTGAAAGACTTTGCCCGAATGCAGTTTGCCGATGATGCCGCTTTCGATGAATACTTGACCGACAAGACCACGGACATCACCGCCGCAAATCAATCGTTTGCCAACAGCGAAATGCGTCAATCCGGCGGTTCGCCCCTTTTCTCCAACAAGAGCGAAAGCGGCGTATCAAAAGCCGTCGCCGACTATGTGGCAAGCAAGAATCCCGCCAACAATCAGTTCGCGGGCAAGGAACTTTAAGTTAAACCCAAATCCCTTTGAAGCATGACAATGCAGATTAAACGCAAAAAGGACAACCGCGTGGTGAAGTGTATTCTTCACCGTGTCGCCGACATCCCCGGCGGCGTAACGGTTGAAACCGCCACGCTTGGCGGTAAGGCACTTTTTGAGGGAACGCCGCTTGGCAAGGGCAAAGACGGTCTTTATTGCGTGGCTAAAACCGCGCAGATTGTCACCGCCGCCGATGCCACCGCGACCGCTTATGAAGTTGCCAAAGGGCATCACTTCAAGGTTGGTGACCGCTTTTCGGCGGGCGGGGGCAATGGTCAGGTGATTACCGACATCAACAAGACCGACCCCGCAAAGGACATCATCACCGTATCGGCGACGCTTGAAAAAGCTGTCAAGGTCGGTGACGTTGCCTTTGAATCAGCCGGAGCGAACACAACCCCAAAAGTCGTTGCCACGGTCATTGCCGGGTCAAACTATGATGTTGACCCCGACGGTGACAATCTTTGGGTCGATGCTTGGGTTATCGCCGTTGTGCGTGAATCCAATTCCCCCGTGATTCCCACGGCGGCAGCATCCACCCTGAAAGGCATTCACTATGTTTAACCCCTAACGCTAACAAGACAATATGCAGAAAACTTTAATGCAGGGGCTGACCGAAAAGGACATGGAAGCGGAAATCCGCACCTATGACCTCAAGGATTACTATTACCCCACCTTGTTCCCGCTCAAAGAAACCAACACTTTGACGTGGAAAGTGCTTGAAGCGCAAGCGGGCTTGAAGATTGCCGCCGACCTGACGGCAAGGGGCGCATCAATCCCCCGTAAAACCCGCGAAGCCATTTCGCGCATTCAGGGCGACATCCCCAAAATCACCATTTCGCGTGAAAAACTTGAAGATGAACTCACCGAATACGACATCATGGTTGCGATGGCTTCATCTGATGAAGATTTGCGCAATCTTGTTGAATTTTGGGCAGAGGACACCAAGTTTTGTTGGGATGGTGTCGCCGCCCGTGCCGAATGGATTGCGCTTAAATCCATTTCGTGCGGTGGCAAGCTGAAAATCAGCAATTCCAACAATGCCACCGTTGTGACCGAATATGACGTGGATTATCAGATTCCCGCAGAGCAGAAAATCGGCGTTGCGACATCTTACACCACGGGAACGGCGGGCAAACCTTTCACAAAGGACTTCCCCAACGCCCTGAAAATCGGTCGCAAGTTATTCGGTGCAAAGTACAAGTTTGCATTCATGAACGTGGAAACCTTTGAAAAACTTGCACAGCAAGAGGAGGTTTACAAGCGTTGTGCAACACTTGTGCAGAACCTGACCGACACCAACGACGCACCCAACCTTGCATCGGTGAATGCTTACCTTACTAAGCGCACCGAAACTTTCCGTGGTCTGCAAATCGTACTGATTGACCAAGACATCACGGTTGAACTTGCAGACGGCACGCGCATCACGGGCAATCCCTTTGAAGATGATGTGATTCTTTTCTCCGAAAGCAAAGTGCTTGGCACTACTTTTTGGAAGAAGCCCATCGAAGCAAAGAAACGCCCCGGAAGCGTTGCGGAAAAGGTCATGCACGGTCACACCCTTGTGCAGAAGTATTCGGACGACGCGACACCCGTTAAGGAAGTCACCGAGGGCATCGCAAACCTTTTCCCGGCTTGGAAACTCGCGGGTCGTTCAGTGCTGATGCAGATTAACGCGACTACATGGACTAAATGACATCCGACCGTCGGGGCAGATTCTTAACCGATGATGCCCCGGTGGTCTTTGCAAGATTATGACATGAAAACCAATAAGGAATATTTGACAAAGTGTTTGGGCGCATTCAACGTGTCCGAAGATGATATTGATGTAATGCTTCTGAAAGCCGGGATTGATGCGGATGAACCCGTTGATGTCACACGGTGCGACCTTGCCGCATATAACCGCGTGTCGGTTGTCCTTGCCGCAATGACGCAAAATGTTTCCGAGGGTGGGTATTCTATTTCTTGGAACATTGAAGGCATCAAGTTATGGTATTCCGCATTGTGTCGTGAACTTGGCAAAGAAAACGTGTTGGAAGCAAAGCCGAAAATTCGTGACCGCTCAAACTTTTGGTGATTATGGCAAGAGTGAAACAATATCCGCATTACCTATTCATCGAGGTTGCCCCGGAATCCGTTCAGGACGCAAAGGGCGCATGGGTGGAAACCGAACCGTCGCGCAAATTCATTTCGATGTGTCGTGAAGAATCGGACGGGCGCGGGGCTGAATATCAGGTTGCCGGGGGTGAATACCACAAGGCAACATCTTTGATTCAATGCCCTAAATCATGCCCATTCGTGACCAAAGGCGCAAAGGTGTATGTTGCAAACGACCGAGATTGCACCGACATAAGGATTTCCGGCGAATGCCTGAATTTTGACCCCGCCCAACTTCATTGTCGGCTATGGCTATAAAACCAAACTTCACCCGCGATGATGTGCAAAAGCGACTTGACGCATTCTTGGCAATGGTCGAGAAAAAGCAAATCAAGCGATTGCAAGAATTGGGCGAAATGTGCCTTATCGAAGTCCGAAACAACAAGGGCTATATGATGCAGACCGGGGCGTTGCTATCATCCACGGGTTACATGATATTCGTTGATGGTGTTGCGCTTCACACTCAATTTGATGCGGCAAGCGGCGCGGAATCAAACGCGGCACAAAACGGCATCAATGCGGGTCAAAGTCTTGCCGATAAGGTGGGCAAGGAAACAAAGGGCATTGCCCTTGTTGTGGTCGCCGGAATGAATTATGCGGCATACGTTGAAGCCAAAGGATATAACGTGCTATCAAGTGCCGAACATCTTGCAAAACGGGAATTGCCCCGGATGTTAGAAAAACTTATCAACAACATCAATCGTGCAGCGGAATGAAAGAGAATTTGAAATCACCTTTTGACACGGACGGCATCTTGTTCGGGTTGCTCAATGGCAAAACATCCATCAAAGGGGGTGTTTATGTCGGCGACGACCGCCCGGAAGATTCAACCGAAGAAGATATTGTCGTGAACACAATAGACCTTGAAGCGGACGCATTGCCCCAAATCGGCACGTCCAACATCAACATCTATGTTTCCGACACTTCTAAACGTGTGAAAGGCAAAATGCAAATTTCGGAAAACCGCCAACGCCTTGATGCTATTCATCAAGAAGTCATGAAGATTGTTCGCAACGCTGTTTTGCCCGGCATGAAGATTATCCCGAAAGGGGCAACAATCATGAATGAGCCTAACACCAAACAGCACTTTGTGAATATTCGGATTGATTGGAATATTCAGACAATCTAATTCGCAAAATAACAATGGCAGCAAACGCAAAAACATCCCTTATAACGTTGGGTCTTTGTGAGATTCAGGTGGGCGCAGCATCACCATCCGGCGTTATGCCCGATATTCTTGCAAAGATTGGCAAGACCTACAAGGACACCGCCAAGATTGCGCAAGATTCATCCGATGTGACGGAGCATTACGAAGAGGGCAAAGCAGCCCCGGAAGTGCGCCGTAAGGCACGCAAGATTCCCGCCCTTACATTCTCAATCATGGATGCGTCCGTGCAAGACCTGATTGATTATGTCGGCGGTGAAAATGTCGGGTCGGCAGAAAGGCCCAAATGGGGCTATGATGGCAATGAAGTTGTCGCAAACAAGGCAATCAAAGTCATAACCGAACAAGGACTTGACTTTGAAATTCCAAACGGCGACATCGAAGCGGTCATCAATGCCGACCTTACCGCTTCCGGCATTTTCCTTGTTGATTTCACCGTCACCCCGATGGCAGTATCAGCCGGAAAAGCCTTGCGCGGTGTTCCCAAAGCCTAACGGGGCGCACGGCAATCAATCATTACACGCCCCCAAGTGACACACAAGCACATTGGGGGCGTTTTTGCTTAATTCTCACAACAATGGCAGAAGATACAAAGAAAACATCGCTTGAACAAGAAAAGGAAGAATTGAACACCCTTATCCGCAAGGGGGTAAATTTTGAGGTCAAGGACGTTCAGGTGGTGACAACAAAACGGTTTTTCGGGCTAATTCGCAAACGTCAGCTTATCGAAGTGACGCGCAAGTTCAGGATTGAAGAACCGACCCTTTCAACACTTGACCGCCTTTCATCTGAATGGATTGAACTTGCCATTGATGAAAGGGCAATGAAATCGGATGATGCGATGGTCAAAGCTCGCACGATGGCACACAAACATTCCATCCGTTGCGCCCGAATTATAGCAATCGCCGTTCTTGGAACTGACCGCCTTAAATGCACAATCAAAGGTGGTATTCCGCATTATGTCGAGGACACCGAAAAGGTTGAATCCCTGACCGCCTTGTTTGCCCGGACAATCAAACCGTCGAAACTTCATCAATTCGCCGTATTGGTCAACTCAATGTCCAACTTGGGGGATTTTATGAACTCTATTCGATTGATGTCAACCGACCGAACCACAATGCCGATTCGGATAGAGGAAAGCAACGCGGGTTAAATAGTCCACATGGTCGCCGGGGTGCGTTGTGTGCGCATTTCGGGTGGACTTATGATTACCTGATTCATGGCATTGCATGGGGGCTTGTCGAAAGAATGATGATTGATGCGCCGAGTTATGACGCGGATTCTAACGGCGGTGATGTTCAAGAAATCGCCCTTACCGAGAGCAACCAAGAACAAGTTTTGAATTTTGTAAACTCAATGATGTAACAACATGGCAGATATTGACGGCGGCGGATTGTCCTTTACATCCGAAATAGACAACAGCCAACTAAATGCGGCGATTGAAGAAACCATGCGACGTGTGCAAGGTTTTTCAGATGGTTTTGTTTCCGTGGGTGACACGGTGGACAAGACCGTTGCCGATATTGGCACAATGCTTGGGCAAATCGGTGAAGAATGTGAAAAGCAGGAATCCGCAATTTGGCAACTTGAAGATGAGTTTGAAGCCTTGAAGAAACTTGCATCCCAAGAGTGGGAGAAAAACGGTTGGTCGGCTGAATATACGGCGATGAAAGACCGTCAAAAGGAGATTCAAGGAGAAATCTCCGTCCGCAAGAAATTATTGGATGAATTACGCAACCAATCAAGTGAACTTGATGATGCCCGCGATGCGTTGATTGCCGAACAAAAGGCGGCAACCGAAAATGAAAAGGCGCAAACATCCTTGCGTCAAAGGTTGCGTGAACTCAAAATGGAGATGGTGGAACTTGAAGCCGCCGGACAACGTAACACCGACCGTTACCGTGAAGTTGCAGCCGAAGCCGCCGCCCTGACTGATGCTTGGGGTGATGCGCAAGCACAAGCCAACATCCTTGCCAATGATGATGCCGGATTCGCGGGTGTTCTTTCGGGTCTTACGGGCTTGTCAGGTGGTTTTTCCGTCGTCGCCGGAATGATGGGATTGTTCGGGGATGAAAGCGAAGATTTGCAACAAATCATGTTAAAGACCCAATCAATAATGGCGGTCACAAATGGTTTAATGCAGGTGTCGCAAACCTTGAATAAGGATTCCGCATTCATGCTTGGCACGGTCGGGAAAATCAAGGAATGGTGGAATGGCTTGCTTGAAGTTGGCACGGCAAATCAGGTCGCCGAAACCGCAGCGACCGAAGCAAACACGGTTGCACAAGCTGAAAATGCAGCCGCGACCGGGGCGAATGCCGCAGTTGATGAAGTTGCGGCGGCAGCATCACAAGCGCAAGCGGTCGCACAAGGTCAGGCAACCGCCGCAACGGGGGCAAACACCGCCGCACAAGGGGCAAATGCCGTGGCAACCGGGGCGCAAGCAGCATCCGCAACAGCGGGAACGGCGGCAAACATAGGTCTTGCTGGGGCATTCCGCATGGTCGGCGCGGCGATTAAGTCAATTCCCGTGTTTGGTTGGATTCTTGCCGGAATTTCCGCCCTTATATCCCTTTATTCCATCTTTTCAAGCAAAGCATCGGAAGCCAAGAAGAAACAAGAAGAATTTTCAAACGCTTTGATTGATGGATGTTACAAACCCATCGGCACAATCAAAGACCTTTCGGCGCAATGGTCGGAACTTGGCGACAATTTGGAAGCCAAGAAGAAATTCATCGAGGATAACCGAAAGAAATTTGATGAACTTGGTGTTGCAATCAATGGTGTTACCGATGCCGAAAATGTGCTTAATGCCAACAAGGAAGCATTCATTGAAGCGCAAATCGCAAAGGCAAAAGCAATGGTTCTTGTGCAAATGGCTATGGATAAGCAGAAAGAAGCAATGCAGAAATACGCCGAGCGTGACCGGGAAAGCCAAACAGTTGTGAAATTGGGTTGGTCGGGGTTTTATTCCCCTTGGAAAGAAAAGAATGAAGAAGCAAAGGCACTTGAAGCCGAATCCGAAGCCCTTTTTGCACAAGCAAGGCAAACAGAATCCAACGGATTCAACCTTTTGCAAGAAGCCAGGATTCAGGGCGCACAAACATACGCCGAAGGCACTTTGGGCGCGATTGAACAAGCCATTCAGCAAAAGCAAGCAGCCTTGAAGAATCTGACTGACAACACGGCGTATAAAGAAGCCTTGAAAGAACTTGCCGACCTACAAGACCAAGCAAACGCAATCACCGGAAACAAGACCAATTCGTTCAAATCATCATCCGGGGGTGGTGGCGGTTCATCCGTCAAAAAAGACCCATTCTTGGAGAAGTTGCAAAAGCGCAAAACCGAATATGAACGCTTTTTGAAGTGGGTAAATTCGGGCGATTCCATCTTGATTGCATCCGCCAATCAGGAGTTTGCCGGGTTGCTCAAAGAGGGGGCGACTTATATTGAATACCTCAAAAATCAGCGTGACCAAATCTTGTCGGTTGATGTCGCCAACCGTACAAAGGCGCAAAATCAGCAGTTGCGCCAACTCAATGATGCAATCGCCGAAGAAACGAAACGTACCGTCCTTGAACAATTCAATGAAGAATTGTCCGAGCAACTGACCAATGCCAAATCGGTTATTGATATGCTAAACATCATCGAGAAACGCCGCAAGGAACTTGCCAATGATGGCACGGAACTTGACAACGGCAAGAAAGACATCTTGGATGATGCCGAAAAGGATGCCCGGAAGCAAGCAAAGGAACAAACCCAAGAATTGCTTGAAGAATATGCGTCTTACACCGAGAAACGCCGCCGCCTTGAAGAACAATTCAACAAGGATATTGAAATGCTTACACGCGCCCGTAATGCCGCCACAACGGATGCCGACCGCGCAAGCATTGATGCCGCCATTGCCAACCGCCGGAAGAAGTACGAAAAGGACACCAAAGGCACGGGTGATGAAGATTATGACGGATTATTGGAGCAGTACACGGGTTATGAGCAGAAACGCGCCAAGATTGCCGAAAAATATGCGGAACAACGCCGTGTCGCCCTTGAACATAATGACAAAGAAATGCTTGCCCGCATCGCTGATGCCGAAGCAAAGGAATTGTCGGAGCTGTCAAATGAAATTCTTACCAAATCCGCCGATTGGCAAATGCTTTTCGGAAATTTGGAGGGCTTGACAACATCGACCATTGAAAGGCTTATTAAGAACATTGAAAGCCAAAAGATTCAATTTTCAGGCGATTTCAACCCCGCCGATTTACAAGCAATCAATGAACAACTTGAAAAGGCGCGTGATGAAATCAACAAGCGCAACCCGTTCAAGGCTTTGGGCAATGCTTTTTCCGAATTGCGCCGTCAAATGTCGGACAATGCCTTGTTGTCAAATGAAAATGACACATTCTTGCAAGAACTGAAAGCCAAGGAAAGTGAATATGAACTTTATACTAAATGGATTCAGTCAGGCAATAAAGAATTGGTTGCCGGGTCGCAAGATGCCTTTGCCGGATTGTTAAGAGAGGGCGGAAGTTACCTTGATTATCTGAAACGCAAGAAACAAGAATTGCAGGGTAAAATTTCAATGGGTGTTAACGTCGGAAACTCAATGCAGGTTATCGACGCACTTATTCGCAAAGTTGAATCCGGCAAGTCGGCGGGCGACATGATGAAAGATGCTTTGAAAGATGTATTTTCAAACGTCGGTTCAACTTTAAGCCTTGTTTCCGGCACGTTTGATTCCGTTGTTTCCGGCATGGAAAAGATGGGCGTTTCAATGGATGAAGAAACGTCCGCGATTCTCAACGACATTGGCGGAATCCTTGAAGGTGCATCACAAGCAGCGGAGGGCATCGCATCCGGCAATCCCCTTGCCGTGATTCAAGGGTCAATCACATTGTTGTCATCGGCTTTCGACTTGTTCAATTCCCGTGACCGCAAGGCGGAAAAATCAATCAGGAAGCACAAAGGACAAATTGACATCCTTTCAACCGCTTACAAGCAACTTGAATGGCAAATCAATAAGGCTTTGGGTGGTGAAGTTTACAAGAATCAGCAAGCCGCAATCCGTAATATGCAACAGCAGCAAGCGCATCTTTACGGAATGATTAGCGATGAACGCTCAAAGAAGCACACCGACAATAGCAAAATCCGCGAGTATCAAGCACAAATTGACGAATTGAGCCGCTCAATTCAAGATATGCTTGATGAAATCGCCAATGATATATTGCAAACCAACGCAAAGGACTTTGCTTCTTCTTTATCTGAAAGCCTTGTAAGTGCCTTTGAAGCTGGTGAAGATGCCGCGAAAGCCTTTGAAGAAACCGTCAATGACGTGTTGAAGAATGCCATCGTGAATCAGTTGAAGAAGAAGTTCTTGGAACAACAGCTTCAAGGCGCACTTGACAACCTGACAAATTCAATGGGCTTTTGGAGCGGTGACAACTTCATCTTTGATGGACTGACCGATTCGGAGATTGCACAATTCAAAGCAAAGGTTCAAGCCGCCGCCAACAACTTCAATCAGGCTTTGGGCATTTATTCCGATTTGTTCAAAGACCTTACCGATGAAGATGATGCCGACACGTCCTTGACCGGGGCGGTGAAAGGGGTATCGGAAGAAACCGCGTCACTTGTTGCCGGACAAATGAACGCAATCCGAATCAATCAACTTGAAGCCACTGACCTGATGCGTCAACAACTTCTTGTTTTGAATACCATCGCCGCAAACACCGCTTTCAACAAGCATCTTGCGAAGATAGACCGAATAATAACAATCCTTGAAGCCAATGGGGGTGATTCCTTGCGGTCACAAGGCTTAGTCGCATAAGATATGACACTTTCAAAAGAACTTGCCAAACAAGCCAAGAAAAAGGGCATTTGCAAAGAGTGGCACGCCCGGTTGAAATCTTTGTCAGACCGTCAAGCAATGGTCGATATGTATTTGCGTGGGATAGATTTTTGCTTGAAAAATGACTATCCCGGCAACAACTTCATTAAAGCCCATTTCGGCGACATTGCCCCCTTAAACGGGGTATTTGTCGATAATTGCATTGACGTTGAAAATCGCCCCAAATGCGTGTGTTTGGGGCAGACTTTCGGCAAGGTCAAGACCAACGGATTCAATGTGTGCGAAATCTTTGTCAAACACGATGCTGAAATCAATGTGGTTGCCGCCGACAATGCCTTTGTCATGGTCGATGTGTTTGACAATGCCGTGGTCAACATTCACGCACAAGACCGGGCGAAAATATGTGTGAACCAATATGGCGACGGTTGCACGGTGAATGAAATAATCCGTGAACCTGAATCCCATGTGAAAATCCGGGTAAAAACAACAAAAACTTATTCAAAATGAACACCGAAAACACCATCTTTCAAATGCCCTTTGATGAAAGCGACGGAGCGTTGACCGCTTACGACTATTCTTCTAACCGCGCCGACGGCATGGTTAATGGGGCGCACTTTGTCGCCGGGAAGAATGGCAATGCCATTTCTTTTGCCGGGGATGATACTTGCGAGGTGTCGAAAAACATCTTGCCGAACTTGGGGGCTGATTTCTCAATCCTTGCTTGGGCGCAACCCGGAGCAAGGTTTGCCGGGTCGCCGTCAAAGCTGATATGGCTTATTAATTTTGGCGGGCTTGAAAATTTCATCGAATTTGATTTTGAAGCAAAGCCGGGGTCGTGGTATTCCGTTGCGCTTGTGAAGCGTGGAACGGTTTACAACTTCTATGTAAATTCAACACTTCTTAAATCCATCACGAAAGCCGGAACGCCCGTTGGTGTGTCCCTGAATCAAGATTGCTATTCGGGTGACTATGGCTTTGGACTTCTTGATGATGTCAAGGTGTTCAATGTTGCCTTGTCGCAAACCGACTTGATGGATGAAGTCGCCAACGTCAAAGATATTGCATATCTTGTCGATGGTGTGAATTTCAAAGATTTCGGCGTGTATGTGTCAGGGTCGGATGGCATCTTGAACCGTCCGAAGCTAAAAGCCCCGACATCACTTTCATGGGATAATTACCACGGTGAATCGGTTGACCTGATGCACAAGTTCTATGAACCCCGCGAAATCACCTTGTCTTGCTTCATCAAAGCGGAATCAAAGATTGATTTCATCACCCGTCTTGCCGAATTTGAAAGGCAGTTCGATAAATTGGGAACACAACGCCTTGTGATTGACGTTCATCCGGTCAAGCCGCTTATCTATGAAGTGTATTGCAAAGATGCAATCGAGGTCACAAAGGAATGGAACGACAACTTGATGGTCGGTACATTCAAGTTGAAGTTGATTGAACCCGAACCCCTGAAACGTGTGTTGAAACACATCCGCGTTGGAGAAGCCACCAAGCGTTGCACCGTCACATTAACATCACGCAAATATGTGAATATCTATTGGGGTGACGGTGAAGTTGACATGGACGTGTCCGGCGAAAATAAGACAATCACCCATGACTATGCAACCAACGGTGATTATTTCCCCGTTGTAACGGGTTGCATCGACGAAATCAGCAAGTTTGAAACCAATGCCATTGTGGTATGGAACAAATTATAATAACCAAACGCGACGGAAGCCGTGTGCCGATTCTATCCCGGCACACGGCAACCAACATCACATCTGCAAAGCAGAATTGGACGTTGAACGGTGATGATACAGTTGACATCACTGTTAAATCGCCTTATCCTCAAAAATACGATATTGGGGATAAGATAACCATATTTGGGCGCGATTATACGCTTAACCGCTTGCCGCGACCGAAGAAAACTGGGGCATTTGCCTTTGAATATACCTTGCAATTTGAGGGGGTACAATATGACCTTTTGCGAGCAAGTTATGATGTTACCATCGACACAACCAACAATCAGTTGCAAGACGTTCAGGGGGATTCATTGACGGGAGATTTACGGAGATTCTTAACCGTGCTTGTAGCAAATGCAAATCGTGTTTTCCCCGGTAAATGGAGTTTGGGTGAATGCCCTGACACCGCAAGCGATGTGACCTTGACTTTTGGCGAATCTGATAATTGCCTTTCGGTGCTTCAAAGCATCTTGGGAAAATTCGATGAATCATATTTTTTTGATATTGAGATTTCCGGGGGGCGTTACATAATCAACATAAAGACTAAATCAAACATCTTGCCGTTCACCCTTGAATTTGGCAAGGGCAATGGGCTTTATATGTTGAGCCGCGACAATGTTTCATCGGCAAACATCATCACCCGTCTTAAAGTATATGGCAGCACGTCAAACATCACAAATAAATATCGTGCTGACCGTCTTTGTTTACCGGGCAAGTCAAAGGGTCAATCTTATATCGAAAAGCCGGAAGCGGTTGCAAAGTATGGCATATTTGAGGGGCGCAAGCACTTTGAAAACATCAAACCAACTTTCACGGGTCATGTTCAAAGCGTCGGCGAATCGGGGGTTGAATTTATTGACACATCCATTTCTTTTGACCTGAACGCAAAAGAAGCTGATGGGGTAACGACCCGTTATTTGATTGATGGGGTCAATGCCAAGATTCATTTCAATTCGGGCAACCTTGCCGGATATGAATTTGATATTGTCAAATATGACCATGCCACACACAAGGTTACATTGCGCCGATTCACCGATGACCGGGGCGATGTTTTCCCGTCTGAAACGTCTTTGGCGTTCAAAATCGGTGTTGGCAATGAATATAAGATTCTAAACATCGCATTGCCCCCCGAATTGGAAGCAAAGGCGGAAGCCGAACTTGAAGAAGCCGGAAATAAATATTATGACCAAAATAGCCAACCAAAGGTTCAATATTCGTTATCCGTCACAAGGGCTTTTATTGAAAAGCACTTTGCGACCGATGCCGGAATTGTCAATGTGTTCATCCCCGGCAATTATGTGCCTATTAAAGACCCTGACATTGGTGTTGACAAATCGGTGCGCATTAAGTCAATAACACGCAACATCCTGAATCCTTATGAATATTCTTTGACCATTTCGGACACGGTGACAACATCCGTGACCAATCGTGTGATAAGCGACATCATCGACATTGACAAGATTATTGAAATCAATAATCTGAATGACCACGCCCGCGCCCGTGCAAATTGGCGGTCAAGTCGTGAAGTTCTTGACATGGTATTTGACCCGGAGGGGGATTATTACACCGACAAAATCAAACCTAATTCCATTGATACACTTGCCTTGTCGGTCGGTGCAAAGTCTATGCAATTCGCTTTGTCAAACACAATATTCAAACCTAATTATGGGGGCGATGTAAATGTAATGAAATGGCAAGGTGGCGTGTTGACACATTACACAATCAGCGAAGAAAGCGCACGTTCATGGAATATTCAGGATGGCGAAATAACTTTCAATGAATCTTCACGCCCTTATTATATTTATGCCAAATGTTCAAAGTCAAGCGAGCAAGGACAATTCGTGATTACCGAAAAACAATACAAGGTTGAGCAAGAACCCGATTGTTATTATTTTTGGGTCGGGGTTGTCAATTCGGTTGATGCCGACATAAAAGCAAGAACCCTTTCATTGCTTTATGGTTTTACGACCATCAACGGGCGATATATCAAAACCGGGCGCATTGAAAGCAGCGGAAACGGGCAAAGTTTCTTTGACCTTGATTCAAACCAATTCGTGTTGGGCGATTGTCTTTCATTCAACAAGGATAATGACAAACGATTGTTATTGAAAGGGACATTTGTTCAAAGCACAAGTGGTGATGAATCCCCGTTACCTTGTTATCGCGGGGTGTGGAATGCGTCGATTGTATATTTTACGGGCGACACTGTAATATATGCTATTGATGGCAAATATTCCTTGTATCAGTGCGTTAAACAATGCAAGAACATCACGCCAAACAATCATGCCGATTATTGGGTTTGTCAGGCAAGCGCGGGTTCTGATGGCAAAGATGGAAACAACGGCAAGGACGGTCAAAACGGAAACGATGGAACACCCGGTGATTTCGTTGAATTTCGCTATGCCGTGAATGGGTCAACGGTTGCTCCGACAACCCCGGCATTTACACCGGGAAGTATATTCCCGACAAACTATTTCACCACCCAACCCGAAGTGTCAACCGGGAAATATTTGTGGATGATTCATGCGGTCATTTCCGGCGATGGAACACGACTTGTCAGGGATTGGAGTGTGCCCATAAGGATAACCCCATTTGACGGCAAGAACGGAAGCGATGGCAAGGATGGTGCGCCCGGTGATAATGGTGTCGGCATTGAATCCGTCACTAATTACTATGGCGTAAGTGTCAACAGTGCGACAAAACCGACATCGTGGACAACCACAACCCCGACAATGACTTCTACAAACAGATTTCTTTGGAATTATGAAGTCATTACATACACCGACAACACAAAGACCGAAACCACGGCACATATTGTCGGGGTCTATGGGGCAACGGGAAGCAAGGGCGACCCCGGAAAGGATGGCACAAACGGGGTTGATGGTGAAGATGGCGTTGGCATCAAGTCAATCAAAGAATACTACTTGGCAACATCGGCATCAAGCGGAGTGACACGCAACACAAGTGGGTGGACAACATCGGTTCAAACAATCAATTCTACAAAAAAATATTTGTGGAATTATGAGTGTGTGACATTTACCGACAATACGTTTCATTATACCGACCCCGTTATCATAGGCGTTTATGGTGATAAGGGTGACAAAGGCGACCCCGGCAAAAGCCCCGCAATGGTTTTTAGAGGTGATTATAATTCCAATAAAATCTATTACGGTAATGAACACCGCTTGGATTGCGTTAAATACAATGGCGCATACTACATAGCCCGTATTGATGCCGGAACTTTCACGAATGTTGCACCAACCAACACAAGTAAGTGGAATCCTTTTGGCGCATCCTTTGAAAGTGTTGCGACTGAATTGTTGCTTGCGGAAAATGCGAACATCGCCAATCTTATATTCAGGAATCAGAGATTGGAAAGTTCGGCTACATCAAATGGTGTTCCCAACTTCTTCATTGATGGGTTCAACAATATTGCATCTTTCGCCGCCGGAAATGTCGTATTTGACAAGACGGGCGCAAAGATTGGTTGGTTGCGTGTCGTTGGCAAAGACCTTATCGGTTATGATGATAACGGCATTACACGATTGCGGTTAACTCCCGACGCATTACCCCCCGTCACATCGAGGTCAACGAAACTTGCTAATGTGTCAGGTAGCGGCGGCAATAGTGATGTCACGACCGAGGTTGACCAAAACAAATCATTCTATGCGGAAAAATTTGTGCATCAATACACAAATCGTGATGATGGCAATTTTGATGATGATGGTTCAATGTCTTGTTGGGTTGACATCGACATTCCCGCCGCTTCAACGACATTGTATTTGTCCGATATGCAATTTGGTGTCATGGATGCCAAAAGTCTATCAGGACAGCACGTTTCACCAAATGTTCAAATATACGCATCGGTTAAATACAAGAATGGCAACACAATCGGTTTGGTGGATTTGTCAAACGGAAATGCCCAAATCACAATCCCGACAGCCGGAACGGTAAGGTTATCAATAACGGTTTCTTGCAATTATGGAGTAACCGATTGGAATGGTCGTGCTTACGTCAGTTTCCAAGGATTCCCGATAAGTGAAACCGCCAATAATACGGTTATCGCAAAAGACGGTATAATGGCAACATTCAATGGTAATTACATGAGAATGCACTCGTCAGAGGGTTTTTCCGTGAAAGTTGGTAACAACTATTTCCGAATAACAAGTTCAGGAATCCAAAAATCAACCAACGGGTCAACTTGGACTAACTTATAAAAATGGGTGTAACTTATTCGGCGACCGGGGAAACCGAACAAGTTATGCTTTACTTACTCAACTTGTGTTTTATAGTGATACAATCACATTAAATTTGCACATCTAAAATCGTAAAAAGAAATGTACTCAACAAGGTCGGGCGAACAAGTTTCCGCCCAAATTGGCAAAATGGGTGTCGTTGCCCTGACTGATTCCGGCTTTTCCTTGCCGGATGGTCAGTGCTTCAACATCAAGAATGACGGCATCGCCCCGGTCACGCTATCGGTGCGCCTTGCCGGAATGCCTGATGGTGATTTCATCGAAACGCAATTTGATTGCGGTTGGAATCCCGAAATCGTGAAAGAAATCGCGCCAACATCGTTGGCTAATACTAACTTAAAATGGGGCTTTTAATATGGGTCTAATGATTGGCGTGGGCAACACCAAGCCCACATTCGCTTATGACTATTATTACGGCATCGAATGGGATAAGACCGTTTCAAATCCCGTTCCAACCCGTGTCGGCAAGACTGAACTTCACAAGTCTTTGCCCGTACAATCACTTATGCGTCGTTGTCTTTTGAAAGATTCCGGCGCGGTCAATTACTATCTTCACGCCAACGATTCATCCAAGCGTGACAACGGCGCGGCGGCAAACCTGAAAGGCGCGGACGGTCAATTCATGGTCGAGTTGCCCGACGCTTATATGCGCTTTGAGATGGACGGTAACAAGTGCCGCGCCCTGATGTCTGACCGCCCGTTGCCCGGCTTTATCAAATGGCGCAAAGACTATGTTTCCGCCGATGAAGCGTGTGTGCAGCGTTCAACAACCACCCTTTGCGCCGTGGTCAATGATGACCCGGATTTCAGGGGCGGCGGCAATCAAACCGCCTATGATGGCACAGACCACACATTATTAGGTCGCCCCGCAACGTCTATCAGCCTAACCAATTTCCGTGCCTATGCCCGAAAGCGCGGGTCGGTGTCGTGGAATTGCAACTTGTATCAGACACACCGCAAATTGTGGTGGTTCTTTGCAATCGAGTATTGCACATTTAATTCGCAAGCCGCTTTCAATGCCGAACTTACCGCCGACGGATTCCATCAAGGCGGACTTGGTGCGGGTGTCACAACCCTTAACAGCACAAAGTGGAATACATGGAACGGTTACAATCCTTTCATCCCGTGCGGTTTCACCCTTTCGTTGGGCAACAAGACGGGTGTTGTCAACTTCACCATGCCCGACGGGTACGATTCAGCCGCAACAACCCCGCTTGTGGTCGGTGTGCCATCTTATCGCGGTGTGACAAATCCTTTCGGTCACATTTGGAAATGGACGGATGGTTGCCTTTGCAACATCCAATCGGATGCCGACGGTGGATTGTCTGAATTTTATGTTTGCGACGACCCGACACACTTTGCAAGCACCATCGGCGCGGAATATCAGTTGCGCGGCAACTTGCCCCGCAAAGAGGGATATGTAAAAGCCTTGATTCTTGGCGAACATGGCGAAATCATGCCCCTTGAAGTCGGCGGCGGGTCAACCACCTATTTTTGCGACTACTTTTATACCAACATCCCCGCAAGTGGTTCAGCAACACGCGGTGTTTTGTTCGGCGGTCTTGCGAGTTCTGGTGCGTCTGCGGGCTTCGTGGCTGCGTATACGCATCATTCGCCGTCGCCTACGAATGCGAATGTCGGTTCTCGGCTTTGCTTTTACCCAATCGAAGCCGCCGCGTAAGCGGAAATCGTTCCCCGAAAGCATTTTAAGCGAGTTTTGAAATGAAAATAATTGGGTTGTCAGGTGTCGCGGTGTTTTGTTCAGCGGTAATGCGAATAATGGTGCGAATGCAGGCTTCGTGTATGCGAATACGAATAATACGCCGTCGAATACGAATGCGAATATCGGTTCTCAGCTATGCTTGTAAAAATATAGTTGCATCACCTGAAACCTTGCCACAAAAACATCCCGTTCCGGGGATGAATGAGTGGGGAAACCCACGGCAAAAAATAAATCACGTTGAACGACTTTGGTAGGGCAACCGAAGAAGTCTATTATTCAAGCAAAATGAAGCGTTTGAACAATCTTTTTGAAAAGGTCATAAGCATTGACAATTTGCGCCTTGCCGATGAAAGGGCAAGGAAAGGCAAGTTGCATTCTTATGGTGTGCAGCTTCACGACAAGAACCGTGAAGCACACATTCTTACGCTACATGAGCAATTAAAGAACGGAACATTCAAAACATCGCCTTATCACGTTTTCACAATCTACGAACCCAAAGAAAGGTTAATTTATCGTTTGCCGTACTTTCCCGACCGCATCTTGCATCATGCGATTATGAATGTGCTTGAACCAATATGGGTGTCTATATTCACAAAGGATACTTATTCTTGCATCAAGAATCGTGGGATTCATGCTTGCGCCAAATCAGTGCGCCGGGCTTTGCGGGAAGATAAGGACGGCACACGTTATTGCCTGAAAATAGATGTCCGCAAGTTTTATCCGTCTATCCGTCACGACGTATTAAAAGCAATCATCCGGCGCAAAATCAAAGATGCCCGGTTGCTTGCGCTTCTTGATGAAATCATTGATTCCGTCAATCGCACGACCAAGCAATCAAGCAAACCCAAAAGAAAGCGCGAAAGACCTATGGGGTCACGCTACTTGTGCATGAGCAAGCAATCGCACAAAATGAGTGTTGATGATGCAGAAGAAGCAGTCGAAGAAGAAACGGTCGAAAACGAATCAAGGGGTGTTCCGATTGGCAATTATTTGTCACAATTCTTTGCAAACCTTGTATTGGCTTATTTTGACCATTGGTTGAAAGAGGTGATGCAAGTTAAATATTATTGGCGATATGCCGATGATATAGTGATTCTTTCCGATAGCAAGGAATTTTTGCACAATCTATTGCATGAAATCCGGGCATATTTTGCGACCCTTGAATTGACGGTCAAAAAGAATTATCAGGTTTTCCCGGTTGAAAGCCGTGGAATTGACTTCTTGGGTTATGTGTTCTATCATACCCACACACGCTTGCGCAAGAGCATCAAGCAAAGGTTGTGCCGCCGGGTGGCGCATCTTAACAAGCGCAAGAAGCAGTTGCCCCAAGTTGCCTATCGACAGCAGATTTGCAGTTGGTGGGGTTGGTGTAAATACTGCAATTCAATAAATCTTTTCAATAAATTAAAAACAACAATGCCGTATGAAATTACTTTCAATCGCCCCAAATGCGCATTACGACATGACGCACGGGCAACCCAAAGTTCTTGAAAAGGACAACGACGGTTCTTGCGTTGTGCGCCTGAATGTCGCCCCGGAAATGGGCGGCAATGGTGACATCGCGGTTCAATCTGAAAACGCCGAACCCGTACAAACCGGGTGGTCGTGCTTTGAGGTCAGGACTTTTGCCGAACCGACAAAAGCAAATTTGAAAAAGGCAATCATCCGTTCCATCGTGGATGAAACCGCCGAATTTGACCTTGTAAATTCCTATAACAAACACCTTATGGGAATTAAGGTTGATGAATCCGCCGTTCAGAAATACAAGGACTTTTTGACCCTCACCGAAGAAATTGACGCGGTGTTGGTTGAATCGCTCAAATCATAATACTAACATAACACTTACTAACAATGGCAAGGTTTGGCGACCTCGGAATTGAATCCGGGGCAATAATCGGAAAGGGAATCGAAATTGAAGAATTGTTTGGCAAGCGAATCTTGATTGAGAAAACCAAAATTTCAAAATCAAAGTTCACGGGCAAGAACAATTCCGGGTTAAGGTTGCAAATGCAAGTCGTTCTTGCGACGTTCAATGAAACGCCGGATGCGCACGGTGACTTCTATGTGAAGAAGTCGGACGGCACACCCGACGGCGAAAGGCGATGTTGCTTCACCGGGTCGGACATTCTTATTGAGGGTGTCCAAGCAGCCGAAGAAAAGATTTCGGGCATCAATGTGGAACGTATCGCCAAAGGCGAAACCCCGCTTGAACTCTATCCGATTGACACAACCATTGTCAAGGTAGGCAAGTGTTTCAACTTCACCTAATATGACAAACGAAATCCATCCTTTTCTTTCATGGGTCGGTAAGTACCTGATGGGAACGGTCGGTGCAATTATAGGATTCTTGCGCCCGACTTTTCCGTTCATCATCGTTTGCACCCTCGCCGTGTTGCTTGATTGTTACACGGCATGGTCGCTTTCCCGACGTGTGAAGAAGAAATTCCCCGGTGCAAATGATGGCAAATTCAAAAGTCATTATGCGGGGCGTGTGTTTATAACCCTTGTGAAAGTCTATGCCGTGACCGTGCTTGCCTATATGATAGACACAATCATTTTCCCGGATATGACAATGTTGTTGCCCAACATTGTTGCCGGAACGGTTTGTTTTTGGCAAATATGGTCAATGCTTGAAAACGAATCATCTTGCAATGATGCACGTTGGGCGGAAGTCGCGCAACGCATCATGGTTGATAAGACGGAAAGGCATTTTGACATTGACTTGCACGAACTGAAACACCCCGAAAGAGAGCAGAAGAACACCACAAACCCCGGTGTTGAGTAATAACCATAATATCACTAATCATGGCAAATGTTGACATTCTATTGCCTTTCATCCTCAAATATGAGGGTGGATTTGTCAATGACCCCGCCGATTCAGGTGGTGCGACCAACAAGGGCGTGACAATCGCAACGTGGCGGTCAGTCGGATATGACAAGGACGGCGACGGTGACATTGATGTTCAAGACCTGAAATTGATTTCCAATAAAGACGTGCGCGACCGTGTGTTGAAGCCGCACTATTGGGATAGGTGGAAAGCTAACCAAATCCAATCACAGAAGATTGCGAATATCCTTGTTGATTGGGTTTGGGCGTCAGGCGCAAACGGTATCAAGATTCCCCAACGTCTTTTGGGTGTCGCCGTTGATGGCATTGTCGGAGCAAAGACACTTGCGGCGGTGAATGCCGCCGACCCTGATGTGTTGTTTGATAGAATCTATCAAGCCCGCGAAACGTTCTTGCGCGACATCACCAATCAATCAATCGCAAGTTATGAAAAGAAAATCAATCGCAAGGCGACCAATGCCGAACTAATGAAGTACACAAAGAAACGCTTCATCAAGGGTTGGTTGAATCGCCTTGCCGCCATCAAAGAGTTATAAAGGATGAAACACGTTATCACATTGTTGGGACTGATGCTTGTTCTTGCCCTGACATCATGCGCGACAACTCGCAAGTTGGAGCAATCCACCATTGAAGAAAGGGTGGAGAATACAAGCACCCAAGAAGAAGCCGTCGAAAAGACGGTGACGGTTGTTGATACGACACGGACGGAACACGGCAAGGTTACAATCACCGAAATTGTCTTTGATACGACCACACCCGACCCGGTGGTTGATTCTGAAAAGGAATCATCCCACGGCAACCACGGCAAGACCAAGACCGAAAGCAAGCCGACACCCCCGGCGGCATCGGTCAGCTTGCCCGGCATCGGTAACATCAACGGCAATATTAAATCAATCCGACAAACGGTGATTGAATCAGATGTCGAGCAGAAAGGAGAAAGCAAGGATTCCAAAGAACAAAAGGAATCCAAATGCAATGCAAGTGCAATTCAAGACAACGCACAAAGCAACACCAAGTCCGCGCCCGCGCCCGACCCCCAACGGTGGCGATACATCTTTTATATTCTTGCCATCGGCGTTGTGATGCTTCTTTACCTGAAACGTGTGCCGATTCTTGATTGGCTCAAAAGAATTTTATCAGGGTTGCGCCGCATATTCTGAAAAAATCGCTATCTTTGCAACATCATTGTTGCGAAAGCCCCGCAAGGGGAACAATGACATCGCCCGGCATTTTGTCGGGCGATTTGTGTTAAAAATGGGTGAAATCGTGGTCAAATCCGTGGTTATGCGAAAATATAAAGACAAAAGAAAAGCACCTAACCGATTGATTAGGTGCTTCTTGCATTGCTTTTCACTTGCGTGAAACTGCGGAGAGAGAGGGATTCGAACCCCCGGAGGTGTGACCCTCAACGGTTTTCAAGACCGCCGCAATCGACCACTCTGCCATCTCTCCAAAAACTGTTTGTTTGGTTTTCGTGGGGGCAAAGGTAGATGTTTTTTTTCATTCCCGCAAATTTTTTGGGAACTTTTTTTGCGATACTGACCTCAAAACCACGGCTCTTTCATTTAAGATTCCGTCTCATTGTCGAGAAATGTGTTATTTTATAGCGAGGGTAGTTCGGATGGAGA